ATGACTGGACCCGCTCGCGACGGCATCGACCGAGGTGACGACGGTCGACCGCTGCGGTCGGTGCGCTTGCCCGACGGCGACCCGTTCGGCTTCGACATCTTCGCCGACGACGGCTCGATCGACGGTCGCAAGCTCACGCTTCTCTACGAGGAAGCGCAGAAGTGGCCCGGCGAGCAGCGCGAGGCAATGCTCAACTGGCTGCGCAGCGCCGAGACTCGCGCCCGTATCCGCAAGCTGTACCGATCACCGGCAGAACTCGCGCACGCCGTCGATCCCCGCTACACGATCACGCCCGCCCTCGACGTCATCGGCACCGCGATCGAGAAGGTGCTGCGGTCGAAGCGCCCGCTCAATCTTATGATCACAATGCCGCCGCAGGAAGGTAAATCGACCACCGCGGCGATCTGGACCCCGATCAGGGCGCTGCAACTCGACCCGAACTGCAAGATCATCCTGAGCACCTACGGCGACGCGCTCGCCGAGGCGCACAGCGCCGCGTGCCGCAACCTGATCAAGGCGTTCGGTACCGGCGTCACCGACCCGCTGACCGGCCTGCCGGTCGATGACAAACTCGGCCTGCGCCTCGCCGCCGGGCAGAACAAAGTCAGCGAGTGGAAGATCGAGGGCGGCTCGGGCGGTATGGCCGCGGTCGGCATCGGCAGCGCGATCACTGGCCGCGGTGCCGACCTGTTCCTGATTGACGACCCGTTCAAAAACATGATCGAGGCCGACTCGGCGCGGCACCGGCAGAAGGTTGACGAATGGTTCTCGTCGGTCGTGCTGACCCGCTTGTCGCCGAGCGCCTCGATCATCCTGATACAGACGCGCTGGCATCCCGAAGACCTCGCGGGCAAGGTGCTCGCCGCCGAGCGCGAACTACCGCCGGAAATGCGCACCTGGCGGCATATCAACATCCCGGCGATCGCCGAGGTCGGTATCCCCGACGCCCTCGGTCGCGAGCCGGGCGAGCCAATGGTCAGCGCCCGCGACACACCCGAGGCCAAACGCGACTTCGCCACGACCCGGCGCAAGGTCGGCGAGCGCACTTGGTACGCGCTCTATCAGGGCAATCCGACTAACCCCGCGGGCGGGCTGTTCCTGCGTAAGTGGTTCGACAACCGCGTCGAGGTCATGCCCGAGCACCCGGTCGCCTCGGTCGTCGGCGTCGACCCCGCCGACAGCGGCGAAGGCGACGAGACGGGCATCATCGGGGCGACGCTCGCGCCCGACGGCACGGTCATCCTCGCCGAAGACTGGTCTGAGCAGATGACGTCTGACGAATGGTCGCGGCAGGCCGTCAAGCTCGCGCTGATGATGGGCGCTCGCGAGATCGCCCTTGAGGCGTACACGACCGCGACGACCTACGAGCAGGTGATCAAACGCGCCTACCGGGCGATGCACCGCGAGGCCGTCGAGAAGCATCGCGCCGGGGCGCTGCTGACGCCGGTCGAGCAGCGGTGCCTGACCGAGGTGCCGCCGTTCACGGTCTACAAGTGGCGAGCCAAGGGCGACGCTGTGGGCCGCTCGTCGCTGCTGCGGCAGGCGCTGGAAACGGGCCGCGCCCGCACCGTCGACACGAAGCTCGCGGTGTTTGAGGCGCAGGCGTGCGACTGGCAGGCCGGGCAGCACCAGCCTGACCGCGTGGCCGCGGCGATCATCGCGCACGACCGGCTCGCGGCGCTCGGGTCGGGTCAGGCGACGTTCGCGACGCCTACGACGTCGGTCATCGGTGTGACGCCGCCCGCGTGGATGCGTCGCCGCATCGGCTAGCGGGCGTCGAGGAACGCGCCGAGGGCGGCGTGCAGGCGCTCGATGTCCTCGACGCTCAAGTAGGCGGCGTCGGTGTTGATGTGGAACAGCAGGGCCGTGCCCGCCGGGTATCGGTCGCGGGCTTCCGGCTCGTAGACCGACATGCCCTCGCCGTTGCGCGGGTAGTCGTCAAACCGCTCGTATAGCTGCGGCATCGGCTAGCTGCTGACCTTCTCGACCACCTCGTTACGGTATGCCGTCGGCTCGCAGATTGGGAAGCCGATGCGGTGCGCGGCGACCGCGGCGACGGCCAGCGCGTCAGCCTCGTTGTTGTTGGCGACCTCGGCCTCGGGCCATTGCCGGGCGACGGCGAGCATCACGGTGTCTTTGTCGGCGTTGCCCTTGCCGGTGACGTACTTCGCCCGCTGGCTGGTGCCGACGACGAGCAGCGCCTTGTCGTGGCGCTCGGCGAGTTCGATGACCCGCCCGAAGACCCACGGCAAGACCCACGCGCTGTCGCCCTTCGCCGCGTAGGCCAGACCCTCGATCGCGATGACGTCGACCGAGGCGTCGATCGCGCCCTCGATCTGCTCGATCAGGGCGTTGACCCGGCGGGCCATTGCTCGTTTCGACTTGTCGGCGGTCGGCTTCGGTGCGCCGACGGTCGCGGTGCAGATGTTCCACGTTTTACCGCCGGGCGTCGGCCCGACGTCGATGCGGGCGAGGCCGGTCGCGGTCAGCGAGGTGTCGATTCCGAGGATGCGAGGCATCCTACGAGGTTACCCGACACCGTCGGGGCTATGCGCCCCGACGGGTCAACTCGCGGCTCGTCGCCTCGACCGCGGCCCGGCGAGCGGGCGTCGGCTCGGCGCGATACTCGCGCAGGTAGGTCGAGTTCATCGCGAGCAACTCGACGGTGCGGATAGGCGCGAAGAACGCGACCTCGACCGCCTCGGCCTGCGCGAGGTGATCGTCGGCCATGATCTGCGCAGCGTGCTCGCGGGCGTACCCGCGAGACAGCCAGCCGCACGAACAGACCGCGATGTGCGCGAAGCCGTGGTGATTGCCACGCTGCACCGTCGCCCGAGCGACGTGCGCGGTCATCAGGCGACCGCCTTCGCAGCCGCCACGGTCGCGCCGTATACGAGCTTGAACGCCCACGTCGAGTCGAGGTCGAGCAGCGCCTCGACGTGATCGACCAGCAGCGAGGTCGCCGCGATGTCGTCCCACGACCAGCAGAAGCCGAGCCGCGAGTCGACCACGCGATAGCAGCCCTTGCAGGCGCTGCCTTCGCAGACGCCGGTCACGGCTGCGCCGCAGCACGCGGTCAGCCAGTAGCCGACACCGTCCTCGGTGACGATGTCGCCCGCGAGGGTCGAGGTGATGATCTGAGCGGCCATGAGGCACCGCCTTCCTCCCCGAAGGGATAGTGCTCGGGACGGTCCCGAGCGGGTTATCTGCTGTTCATCACCTGACACAGACGAAGTTACCCGACGCTGTCGTAGTTGTCAACACGTTGCGGCAAGGTATTCTGCGGCTATGTCGGAAACTGCCTATAACCTGCTCGTTTGCGTCGTCTACGCGCTCGCGGTGATGCGCATCGTGCGGCTGATCAACGGCGACACGATCCTCGACCCGATCAGGCTGCGCATCATCGAGCGGGCGCAGCGGCACCGCGATCTCGCCGAGGAAGCCCGGCGGCACGGCCAACTCGACCGCGAGGGATACGAGCACGACCGCATGTCGCGCTGGAACAAGGTCGTCTACTTCGTCGGGTGTCCGTGGTGCGTGTCGATGTGGGTCGCGTTGTTCACTGCTTGGGTGCCAATGTGGCACGCGCACAACAGAATTGCGATCTACATCGGTGTCGTGCTGGCGGTGTCTCACCTCGTCGGCGTCTTCGCCCGCTTCGCCGACACCGAGGAAATCGAGGTCGTCGGCGATGACGAGTAGCACGGCCAGCGGATAGCCTGACTATCGTGGCTGGCACTCTGCGCATCGTTCGACGTCCCAAGGGCAACAGCGCACCGTCACGCCCGCTCGCGTTGACGGCTGCCTCGCAGCCCCTCGATGATCTCGGCGGTAAGAGCTTCAAGACCTCGGTGACCGGGCGCTCACGCGAGAACTGGCAGTCGGATGCCTGGGACATGCTCGATCATGTCGGCGAGCTTCGCTACTACGTCGGCTGGCGGGCCGGATCGTGCTCGCGGGCGCGGCTGGTCGCATCCGAGATCGACCCCGAGACGGGCCGACCGACCGGCGGCATCGCCGAGGACAACCCCGAGGGCCAGCGCGTCGCCGAGATCGTCAAGGCGATCGCGGGCGGGCCGGGCGGGCAGGCGCAGTTGGTCAAGCGCAGCGTCGAGTGCCTCACCGTCGTCGGCGAGGTGTGGATCGCGATCGTCGCGCACAGCGACGGCGTCGAACGCTGGTACGCGCTGAGCAACGATGAGATCAAGACGACCAGCCGCGGCGCGACCCGCAAGACCGTCATCGAACTGCCCAACGGCGAGCAGTACGAACTCAACCGGGCCACCGACTCGATCTTCCGCATCTGGCAGCCGCGGCCCCGGCGGGCGAAGGAAGCCGACAGCCCGGTGCGCTCGGTGCTCGACCCGCTGCGCGAGGTCGTGCGCACGACGTCGACCATCGCGAAGGCGGCGAAGTCGCGCCTGATCGGCAACGGCGTGCTGCTGGTGCCGCACGAAATGAGCCTGCCCTCGGCGCAGTCGCCGGTCAGCGCCAACAAGCCCGGCGTGGTTCTGCCGCCGAGCGTCGGCCAGCCCGCGGTGCAGCAACTGACCGAACTGCTGTTTCAGGTCGCCGTCGCCGCGATCGAAGACCCCGACAGCATGGCCGCGCACGTCCCGATCATCGCGGGCGTGCCCGGCGAGCAGATCAAAGACATCAAGCACCTGCGCTTCGATGACGAGATCACGAAGGTCGCGATCGAGACGCGCAACGATGCGATCGCCCGCATCGCCCTCGGCCTCGACGTCAGCCCCGAGCGGCTGCTCGGCGTCGGCAAGCAGGCGAACCACTGGTCGGCGTGGCAGATCGGCGACGAGGATGTGCAGCTACACATCACGCCGGTACTTGAGACATTCTGCGCCGGGATTGACGACGAGATTCTCAAGGCGACCCTGATCCGCGAGGGCATCGACCCGAGCAAGTATTGCCTCTGGTACGACACCAGCCAACTGACCGCCGACCCCGACAAGACCGACGAGGCGACGGCGGCGTTCGACCGCGGTGTCATCAACGCCGAGGCGTATCGCCGCTACCTCGGCCTCGGCGACGAGGACGGCTACGACTTCACGCAGATCGAGGACGTCGCCCGATGGGCGCTCGACATCGTGGGCCGCAAGCCCGAACTCGTCGCGACCTACGCCCCGGTCATCGAGCAGATCGTCGGGGCGCTCGGCGAAATCAAGGCACCGACCCCGGCGATCGAGCAGCCGAGCGACGAGGAAGACGAGGACGAAGACCGCAGCGGTGCCGACCGGCAGCAGGAACCGGACACCGAAGACGACGCCGAGGCGTCGGCGAGCACTCGCACGGCCAGCCGCGCCGAGTTGATCATCGCCGAGCGGATGCTCGTCAACAGGGCGCTGGAACTGGCCGGTAAGCGCCGCCGCACGCGGGCCGACGCCGCTCGCCTGCGCGACGTGCCGGTCGCCGAAACGCACCGCTTCATGCCGCCGGTCGCCGAGGCCGAGATTCCGCGGCTCATCGCCGGATACGACGCCGCCCTTGAAGACGAAGCGATCGCACTGCTCGGGATCGACACCGACGCGCTGCGCAGCCGTGCCCGGCAGATCATCAAGCGAGAATTGACAACGCAGGTTGTCGAAGCGGAGGTCGTCTGATGTGGCCGCAGCGAGGCGAGGCGCTGAGCCGAACCATCGAGGCCGAGGCGGCGCTGACCGATCTCTACGCCGAGGCGCTCAATGAGTGGATCACCGAGGTCGTGCCGTTCGTGTTGCCTGCGCTTACCGCTGCTGGCGAACTGCCGCCTGAGCCTGATGCTGTCGTGGAACCGGCGGGCCGATGGGATCAGTTCGCCGACGCACTGATCCTATCGGGGCTGTCAACTCTGTGGGCGATCTCGGCGGTCGAGGCAACCGAGGGCTTTGAGATCGACCTTCCCGAGATCGACCTTCCCGAGGGTCGACCGAAGATCGACCGGCGGGTGCTGCGGGCGCTGGCGGCGACGTCTGATCTGACCGAGGCGCAGGTGCGCGAAGCCGTCGAGCGAGTCGAGAGTGACCCCGAGCTTCGCCAGCAGCGCGACGACTTCATCGAGCAGGCACGCGAGGCGGTGTCGGCGACCCCGGCGATCGTGCGCGACAAGCTGGCGGCGGCGGTGCGCGACATCGAGCAGGCCGCGGCTGCGCCGACCGCCGAGCCGAGTGTCGAGGTCGACATCGTGGCGCTGCAACGGTCCACGATCGAGCCGATGCTGCGACCGGGCAGCGATCTGGTGCGCGACGTGTCCCGCGAGCAGGGCTATCAGGCCGCGGGCGTGCAGAACGCCGCGGTCATCGCCGCGGCGATGCGCAACACCGAAGACGTGCTCGACAAGGTGTGGATCGCCACGATCGACGGCAAGACCCGGCACACTCACTTCGCCGCCGACGGTCAGCGAACACCATTGGCCGGTACCTTCACGGTAGGCGGCGAGGCGTTGCGCTTCCCCGGCGACCCACTCGGCCCCGCCCGCGAGGTGCGGAACTGCCGGTGTCGGGTCGGCGTGCTGGCCGACGACGAGCCGCTGCCCGACGAGGTCGACCGGCACACCGAGCGGCTCAACGGTCGCGACAGTGTGCAGATCAACCGAGTCGGCACGCAGCGCGACGAGATCGACCGCCGCAAGCGTGCGGGCACCGTGCGGGCGCGAGACGACGAAGACGGCATCGGCAGGACGGCAGCAGGCGGCTGGTCTGCACCGAGCGAAGGGATCGACAATATGACCGAGGCACTCGCCACCGACACCGAGCAGGGCGGCGATCTGTTCCGCACCTTCACCGATCAGCCGATCGCTTTCATCGGCATCGAGACGAGCGACGGTCGGATGCTCGCCGCCGACATCGACTTGACCTTCCGCAGCTTCCCGCTGCCGCTGATGTGGTGCGAGCAGAGCGCGGGCGGTCACCTCAACAGCTACGTCGTCGGGGCGCTGGAAGATGCCCGCATCGACGGCGACCGGGTGCTCGGGTCGGGCTACCTGCTCAACAGCGAGGAATCCGACAAGGCTGCCGATCTGCTCGGGCACGGCGTCATCGGCCCGAGCGTCGACCTCGCAGCTACCAAGTGGAAGCTGACCGACGAGAAGGGCAACGAGATCAGCGAGGAAGACCTCTGGGACTTGACCGCTGACGACAAGATCGTGCAGACGATCACCGCGGGCGAGTTGATCGGCACGACGCTCGTCGCGACCCCGGCCTTCGGCGACACGAAGCTCGCCCTCAACAGCGACCGCGAGTCGCGAGACATCGCGGTCGTGGCGAGCGCCGCCGAGGAATACCGGCCTCGGGTCTATGCCGCCGAACTGTTCGCCGCGCCGAACCTGACCGAGCCGACGCTGCCGACGATGGACCCCGAGACGGGCCGCATCTTCGGCCACCTCGCCTGCTTCGGCCAGTGCCACCGCTCGATTCAAAGCCAGTGCGTCATGGCCCCGCGGTCGCGCACGAACTACTCGCACTTCCACACCTCGCCCGCGGTGCGCCTCGATGACGGCACCAGCCTGCCGGTCGGTCGGCTGACCGTCGGCACCGGGCACGCGCCTGACTCGCTGCGGCCCGGCCCGGCGCTGGCGCACTACGACAACACCGGCACCTGCTTCGCGCTGGTGCGGGTCTACGAGACAGAAGTCGGGATCGAGTTCTCGGGCGTCGCGGCACCGTGGGCGACCGCCGAGCAGGTCGAAATGGGTCTGTCGGCACCGCTGTCGGGCGACTGGCGCGACTTCGGTCAGGGTCTGGAACTGATCGCCGCGCTCGCGGTGAACACGCCCGGCTTCGCCGCCCGCGGTCGCGAAGACGAGAACGGTCGCCCGGTCGCGCTCGTCGCCTCGCTCGGCCCGGCCCCGAGCACGCAGCGCGGCGGCATCGAAGGCATGACCGTCGATGACATCGCCGCCGCGGTCGTGCGGGCGATCGAAGATCAGCGCCGTGCCGCCGAGCTTGCCGCCGAGCGCGAGGCTGCCCTCGCCGAGGCCGCGGCGAAGGTCGGCCCGCCGCCCGAGCCGAAGACGCCCGCCGACGAGATCGGTGAGCTTCTCGCCGAGGCGGGCGTGTAGTGGCCGGGCGTCGCCCCTGCAACTGCGGCGGTCGCAGCAAGCAGGTCGTGATCGGCGGTGAACTGCTCGGCTACTACGTCGACCTGCCCGACGGCAGCCGCGTGCCCGCGGTGAACATCGAGTCACCCGACGACGGCGAAGCGCCCTTCATGAACGCGCTTCAAGCTCGCGTCGTGGTGACCAACAACGGCGGCGGCACTATTCGCGCCCTCAAGCGACCGGCCCCGGCGTAGGCTGCGAGCATGATCTACATCCTGCTCGGCATCGTCGCGATCGTGCTGGCGAACGTGCTGCTGGTGCCGCACTGGCTGTATCTGCTGCTCGTCATCGGCGGCGCGGTGCTCATCCTGTACGGTCTCTATCTGCTGTTCACCGGCTATCGCCCCGGCCCGCCCGGCGCACCGCCCCGAGCGCGTCGCGTCTGGTATTAGACCGCTACCTCACGGCAGAAGCCCCGCCCGTATCTCACGACGGGCGGGGCTTTCTGCGTTGGCTCAGATCGAGCGGTAGACCCGAGCGATCGAGTAGGTCGTGTCGCCGACCTCGACCGCTGCGCGGGTGTAGGTCATGCCCTCGACCGGCGACAGCGAGACAACCGGGCTGTCGAGGTCGATCTCGCGGGCGGCGTCGCCGATCACGGTCGCAAGCTCGGCGACGGCGGCGTCGAAGGACTCGCCCGCGTAATGGGTGACGGCGATGTCGGCGCTCAGGGCGGTTGCGATGTACTCGATCATTTCTGCCTTCCTCGGCGGGTCTATCCCGCCTCACACAGACGAAGTTACCCGACGGCGTCGCACTTGTCAACACCGCCGGGCAATCCGCGTCAGATCAGCACCAGACGACCTCGGCGCTGTGGGCGACGGCCCACTCGGCGAGTTCGTGCAACTCGCGCAGCCGTTCCTGCAAGTAGCCGGGGCGACGAGCGCCCTCGACCATACGAGCGCCGGGGCCGACGTGCTCGTAAGACGGCATACCTTCGTCGCTCGGCGCGAGGGCGAGCGCCATGACGACGCGGCCCATGAAGTCATCGGCGGTCGCCGAGCCGCACCAGCCGTCGGCGTCGAGGTCGATGCCGAGCGCATCGGCGACGAGCGCGGCGTTGCGGTTGCTCATGTTGACGTCGAGGTCGGTGCCGTCGGCGTAGAAGGTGACGCTCATGATGTGGCTCGCTTTCCGGCGGGTCCATCCCGCCTCACACGAACGAAGTTACCCGACGCTGTCGCAGTTGTCAACACGTCGGCGCAAACTGCTTTGCACGGTGCTCGCCTACTGTTCGACAGCAGATAGCGACCGACTGGCTGCGGGCCGGGTAGCGATCGACCGAACTGACAACCGTTCGACCGAGACAAGGAGTCCGAAGTGGACCCGTTCCAGATGCCGGAAACGCTTCCAGCGACCGCCGCGGAACTGAGCGCACTGCTCGACGCGGCCCGCGCCAACATCGCCGAGTACCAGCGCCGCCACGGCGCGGGCGAGGAACTGACGGGCGACGACGTCGCTGCGCTGCGTTCCCTGCTCGGCGACGTCGACACGCTCAACTCGGCTCTGGCCGAGGCCGTGACCGCCGAGCAGAGCCACACCGACGAGATCGGTGATCTGCTGAGCCGTGCCGCTGCCGCGACCGACACCACGCCCGGCGAGGGCGACGGTGACGGCGACGGCGGTGACGAAGGCGACGGCGACGGCGGCGACGAGGGCCAGCCGGAAGGCCAGCCCGAGGGCCAGCCGTCCGAGCAGGCTCGCCAGACCGTGACCGCGGGTGCGCCGAGTAACGGCACCCGTCGCCCGGTGACCTTCGCCGGGGCCGGGGCCGACAGCCCGCCGCCGCCTGCCGAGCAGGGGCCGGGCTGGCAGATGCACCCGACCGCGCCCGGCTACCGCGAGGACATGGGCCGGGTCGGCTTCCGCGAGATCGCGCTGAGCCTCGACTCGGTGCGGCCCGGCTCGCGCTCGATGCGTCGGCCCAACCGCGCCCCGCGCAAGCTCGGCGGTGTCGAGTACGCCCGGCAGGTCGTGTCGACCCTCGACCGCGGTGTTGAGGAAGTCGAGGACGCGCACGCGCTCGTCGCGGCGATCACCGAGCAGACTCGGCCCGATCGTCTGACCGAGCCGACCTTCAACGACCGCGGGTCGCTGACGGCGGCTGGCGGCTGGTGCGCACCGTCCGAGCAGCTTTACGACTTCTGCGACGTGCCGGATGCGACCGATCTGATCTCGCTGCCCGAGATCACGATCAACCGCGGCGGCGTGCGGTGGCCGGTCGAGCCTGATCTGTCGGGCATCTACGAGGACTTTGAGTGGTTCTTCACCGAGCCGGAACTTGAAGCCGTCGACCCGGTGACCGGCGAGCCGACCGCGGTGAAGACCTGCGTCGAGGTTCCGTGCCCTGACGAGTTTGAGGAAATTCGCCTCAACGCCGTCGGCTGGTGCGTCGAGGCGGGCATCCTGCAAGAGCAGGGCTGGCCCGAACTGATCGAGTGGTTCATGCGGTCGCTGACGCAGGAACACCTGCGGGCGCTGAGCCGCCGCACGATCCTCGACATGGAAGCGGGCAGCGGCACGCCGATCGTCATCCCGCCGCAGTCGGTGCTCGGCTCGGTGCCGAGCGTGCTCAACTCGCTGGCGCTCATGGCGACGAACCTGCGGCTCAACCGCGGTCTGTCGCGCACGGCGACCATCGAGGGCGTCGCGCCGTCGTGGTTCCATGAGGTGCTGCGGGCCGACATCGCGATGCGCGAAGGCACCGATGTCTTCGCCGTCACCGACGCGCAGATCAACGGCTGGCTCGCGGCCCGCAACATCGCGTTGCAGTTCGTGGGCGACTGGCAGACCCGCGGTGCCGGTCTGCCGGGCAACCTCGCCACGGTGCGGTGGCCCGAGACGGTGCGCGTGCTGCTCTACCCGGCGGGCACTTGGTTCCGCTCGATGAGCAACGTCATCGAACTCGGCGTCATGTACCCGAAGGAACAGTTGCAGGTGAACCGCTTCACCCGCATGTTCACCGAGGACGCGATCGCGGTCGGCAAGCGGTGCGGCAACAGCATCGCCGTCGACATCCCGCTCAACGTCTCGGGTGCCGTGGGCGAGCGGGTCGCTGCTACAAATCAGGTTGCGTAACCCGCAGCAGGCAGACTGATAGGCGGGCGTCGTGGGCAGGCCAACACAGCCCGCGCCGCCCGCCTTATCAGTTCGATCGGAAGGGACACGATGACCGCACCAGTGCTCGCGGCGGTGAACTTCACCGCACCGCGGCAAAACCCGGCGATCCCCGGCCTGTTCGCAGTCACCAACTGGCAGCCCGTCGGCGAAGCCGCTCGTCACCTCAACGGCGTCGAGATCAGGGGTGAGAACTACGGCGGCGAGGGCGCTGCGGGCGTCTGGGAAGCCGACTGGTGCGCCCCGCCTGATCCGGCGACGGTCACCGAGCGCAAGGAAGGCGAGCGGCCCGACATCGCCGACGTCTTCGACCCGATCGTCGTCTGGGCGTTCGATCAGTGCGATCTGACCCGCCCCTCGCAGGCCGAGGTGCGGGCGCGGGCCGCGCAGATTCTGCGCCTTGAGGAACAGTCGCTGATCGAGCGCGAGTTCGCCGAGCGGCTCAAGGCCGACGTGACCGAGGTCTTCGGCACCGCCGAGACGGCGGCGAACCTCAAGCTCGCGATCGGCTACATCGAGGGCGTGCTCGCGCAGACCAACACGCTCGGCTATATCCACATCGGCGCTCAGTGGGTCAGCCAAGAGTCGGGGCTGTTCACGAAGTCGGGCGCGAAGTACGTCAGCCCGCTCGGGCACACCTACGTCATCGGCGGCGGCTACACCGACGGCCTCGATGACCTGATCGTCGCGACGTCGCCGACGTTCGGCTGGCGCAGCGAGCCTGCTGTTCGCGAGGCGCTCGATGAGCGTCACAATCAGTTCGTTGCCGTCGCTGAGCGTAGCGTCGTCATCGGTTACGAGGCGATCGTCGCCGCTGTCCAGATCACCGCATAAGGGAGACACGAAGATGCCCGAAGGAATCATCGCTACCGTCGAGGGCGGCTTCGCGACCGTCGACATCATCGACCCGCAGACGCGGCATGAGAAGCTCGCCGAACTCATCGAGATCGGCGGGCCGGGCAGCGTCGAGACGATCACCCGCGTCGGCCCGCGCCGTCAGTATCGGGTGCCGGTCGGCAACGCGCAGGCCGCGGGGCTGCTCGACGGCGACGAGGTCGCCGCGGTGCGCACCGCCGGTCATGACAGCGGTGCCGCCGACGCGCTGGTCGCCGCCGACCCGAACGTCAACGCAGGCACCGACGCCGCCGAGTGGCACACGCCGACCGCCGAGCACACCTCGCGCAACGCCTACGTCGGCCAGACCAGCGCCGCCGATGAGCGGGCAATGGCCCCGTCGCCGTTCACCGGCAAGGGCACCAGCTACGGCGGCGGCAACGCTTCCGAGGTGCCGACGCACCGCGACGTCATCGAGCACGTCAAGCAGGCTCGGGTCGACAACCCGGTGCCCGTCGGCACCGCCGGGCCAGCCGAGCGCGGCGCGGTCAAGGCGAACCTCGGCCTCGCCGAGCAGACCTCGGCGATCGGTACCGACCCGCAGGCTCGCGTCGTGGATACGACCGAGGCCGAGCCGGTGTCGGCGACCCCGCGTGGCTTCACGGCCAGCGAGGACGGCGCTCAGGGCGAGGAAGCGCCTACCGAGAAGTGGACCCGCAAGGACATCGACCAGTGGGCCGCGAAGCGCGGGATCGACACGACCGACGCTGGCACGAAGGCCGAGGCGCTCGACATCATCGCGAAGGCACAGAAGGGCTGATCTCTGATGACTGCTGATAACCACGACCACGACGACGAGGTTGAGGTCGAGGTCGTCACCGAGACGACTACCGTCCGAGGCGGCTTCTCACTCGCCGAGGTGCGCAAGACGGTGATCACCGGCATCGGCATGTTGATCGCTGTCGGTGCCTTCGTCCTCGACGCGGCGACGGCCTTCCTGCCGCCCGGTTGGGCCGAGGGCATCGCAATCGGCGTCGGCGGGCTGACCGTCGTGCTCAACTACCTCGCACCCAACGAGACAACGAACGTCGAGCGGGCGGTCGGGCGGTCGGTGCGGCTCAAGGGCCAAAAGCCCGTCAAGGCCGCACCGAAGCTCGCCGATGCGGCCTGATGACGGCACCGTGGAACGGGCCGCGACATCGGTCGTGGGCGTCGAACACGATGCTCGCGTTCTACGCGCTTATCGTGTGCCTGATCGCGACCGTGGCGACCGATCTGGTCGGCGAGCCGCCGACCTACCTCGTCGGCCTGCTGGGCACCGCAGCGGGCGCGTTCTTCGGTGCGATCGGCACCGACAAGCAGAAGCGCGAAGACGAGACTCGCGAGACAGCCGAGCGGGCCGAGCGCAAGGCCGACGCGCTCGGCGACATCGCCCGGCACGAACATCCCGACGACCCGCCGCCTTCGCCGCCCTTCGATACTGGCGGTGATAAGTGATGCAGAGCGTGCTGACCGTGATCTACTCGCTGCCCTTCCTGCTCGGCTTCGTGGCCGGGCTGATCGGTATGCGTGCCGCGCAGGAAACGCGGTGCCGCTGGCTTGAGCGGCATCAGCCGCTGCCCGACGGCAAGCGCCGCCGCGTCGGCGGGCTGATCGCCTTCGGCGTGCTCGGCTATGTACTGGTGCAGGTCGGCCAGACCGAGCAGCACTACCGCGATCTCGGCAATGAAATGCGGCGGTGTCAGATCGAGTTCAACACCTCGCTCAACAAGCGGGCCGAGATCACGCAGGAAAACGATCGGCTCAGCCGCGAGCAGCGCGACCTGTTCGCCGAGCTTGAGCGGTTGCAGGCGGTTTGGATCGGGCGGCTGATCAACCTGCCGCCCGAACTGATCGACCTGCCGCAGGCCGACGTGCGCGTGCAGGACTACGGGCGCACCGTCACCCGCATCTATCAGGAACGCGCCGAGACGCTGCGCGGGAAGGTCGACGCGATCAGCAAGCGGCAGGCCGAGCTTGAACGTGAGCGGGCGGCTAACCCGCTGCCGCCGCCGTCGTGCGGGCAGTGATCTGCACGGTCACCTTCTAGTGTCGAGGTCAGTCTCGATCAGACCACCGACTACGGAGGAACCGACATGCCGGGTGCATTTCCACTCGTCAAGGGCACCGCGCTGCGGGCGACGAAGATCAACTCTTGCGGTATGCCGGTCGCTGGACCGCGCAACCGACTGGTGACGAAGGGCTTCGTCACTGCCACGCTGACCCCGGTCATGCGCGACGCCGAAGACCTTGAGCAGGTCAACGCCGAGGGCCGAGTGTGCGTGTCCGACCGCACGCCGCCCGAGCGCCGCTGGTACACCGCGGCGATCGAACTCTGCAACGTCAACCCCGGCCTGATCACGATGTTCACCGGCTGGGAATCGGTGCTCGACGCCGCCGACCTGCCGGTCGGCTTCCGCGACAGCGACGTGATCGAGTCCGACTACGGCATCGCGCTGGAAATCTGGACTTCGGGCAAGAGCGAGGACGACTGCGGCGACGCGCCGACTCGCGACTCGGTGTTCACCGCGCCGGGCAGTGGCCGCAAGTATGGCTACTTCCTGTTCGGCGGTACCGAGTGGACCCTCGGCGACATCGCGATCGGCTCGACCGTCGCGACGCTGACGCTCACCGGGCGCACGATCGCGATGCCGTGGTGGGGCCGTGGCCCGTACAACGTCGCCGCAGCCGAGGACGGCACCGCCGCCCGCCTGCTGGTGCCGACGAGCGCGAAGGAACACCTGACGGTGTTCCGCACGCCGATCGCGCCGCCCGAGCCGACCGAGGGCAACGAGCCGGTCGCGCTCGCGACGAGCACGATCTTCACCGCGCCCGACTTCTACTACGGCGGTCCCGCCGACGAGCCGGAAGCCGACGTCGCACCGCCGCAGGCTGCGTAGGCGCACAGCCAACGAGAACGGCCCCGAGGATTGACCTCGGGGCCGTTGTCGTGTCTGGCAGGTCAGACCGAGCGGGCGAACTTCACGCCCTTGACGAACGCCATGAGTTCGCGCCGGGCGGCGACGACGCCCTCAAGCGAGCCGGTCGCCCAATAGCCGATGCAGTCGTCGGAAGTGCCGACGCGACCGGGATGAGGCAGGTACACCGACCAACGGCAATCGCTCAAATCCCAACCGTTTGCGCCGAGCTTGCCGTTGCCGATGTAGCCGACGGTGACCTTGCGGCTGTGGTCGGCGTCGGTCAGGCCGAGCAGTGCGTTGAGTTCGGCGACCTCGGCCTTGAGCAGTTCTTCCTGACGGGCGAAGGCGGCGGCGATGTCGGCGTCGGTGCGGGTGCGGGTCGTGGCGGTCATGTCTTCCTTCCTCGGCGGGTCGATCCCGCCTCACACGAATGAAGTTACCCGACGCTGTCGCACTTGTCAACACATCGCCGAGATTGCCGACTCGCGGGCTAGTCTGGTCGCATGTCCTTCGACTGGCCGATCGACCGCGACTGCCTGCCGCCGCTGCCTGCGCCCGACGCCGACGACTACGACGACAAGCTCGCCGAGCGCAGCGCCGCCGAGGATATGGCGGTGTCGGTGCTGTGGGCGCTGTCAGGGCGTCAGTTCGGCATCCGCGACGTCACCGTGCGCCCCTGCATCGAGACATCACCGATCAATCACCACGGCAGCGGCCCGCTGACAAGCTACGTCCTGTCGTGGGAAGGCGACCGTTGGGTCAACTGGTGGTGCGGCTGCATCGGCGGCTGCCGCCGGTCGAACGGGCGAGCGGTGCATCTGCCCGGCCCGGTTGTCGAGGTGACCCGCGTCGAGGTCAACGGCGTCGATCTGCCGTCGAACGTGTGGGTCGAGCAAGACGGCGTGCTCTACCGGCGCGAGACGACCTGGCCGCGGCAAGACCTCGGTCGCCCGCTCGGCGAGGTCAACACTTGGGCCGTCCACTACCGGCGAGGGCAGGCCGTGCCGCCGAACGTCGAGAAGCTGACCGGCGTGCTGGCGCGTGAGTTCATCCGCGCCTGCGACGACAACAGCAAGTGCCGTCTTCCCCGCACCGTGACCACGGCCAGCCGTCAGGGCGTCACCTACCGGGTCTACGACCCGGCGAAAATCTACGCCGACGGCAAGACCAACATCCCCGAGATCGACCAGTGGCTCGCCGCGGTCAACCCGCATCACCTGATGCAGACGGCGACGGTGCTCTGATGACCTCGCCCGAGGTGTGCGTCGATCCGGTCGCCGAGATCGTCAACACCTTCGTCGGCGTGCTCAAAGACGTCTTCGACCCCGACCCCGAGGGGCCGTGCCCGCCGCTGGTCGGCACCACGGCGAACGTGCGTTTCTTCGCAGGCGAGGGCGCACCGCTGGCGGCGTGGAACGCGCACGCCGAGGGCGAGGGCTGCGACGACCCGTTCCTGTGGGTGCGCGTGATGCGCCGCTACCGATCGCGCACCTTCCCCGCGCCGGTCGCCGCGAGCGAGTCCGACATCATCTGCGACATGCCGAAGGTCGTCGCCGTCGAGATCGGCGTCGGGCGCTGCGCCGTGGTCGATCAGGAACCGTCGTGGGACGACTACGCTCGCGAGGCTCAGATCAGCCTCGATGACTCATGGCGCATCGAGTCGGCGGTGTGCGCGGTCACGAAGCGCCTCGCCGCGAAGTCGTACCGCGTCGGCGCTGACACGATCGCGCCGGTCGGCCCCGAGGGCGGCGTCATCGCATGGACGGCGGTCGTCTATGTCGGCTACTGAGCACGGTGATCTGGAAGGATGCAGACCATGACCGAGATTCTGATCGAGGGCAGTTTGTCGCCGAGTGCCTACCTCGCCCGCGGCGAGCGCAAGCGCGTGCAGGACGACGAGCATGTGCAGCGGCTGATCAAAGGCGGCTTCGTCAACGTCGTGGACGAAGGCAGCGGTGCGGTCGAACCGGCCCCGCTGCCCGAGCCGGTGTCGCCGCCCGCCCGCAATGCGAGCCGCGACGATTGGGCCGAGTTCCTCGCCGAGCACACCGACATCGTGACCGAGGGCAAAGACCGCGGCGACCTGATCGCGGCCTACGACGAGTACCTCGCGACCCACGACGCGCCCGCTGCCGACGACGACGAGTAGGCGACGCGGTGGCCGTCACCGCCCGCATCACGATCAACGAGCCAGCCCTTGAGCGTGAGTCGGGCACGATCATCCGGCGCAAGCACCGCTCGCTGACGCGGCGCATCGCGACGCAGGCGCGGGCCGACGTGCCGGTGCGCACCGGCAACCTCGGTCGCATGATGGAAGAATCGCCGCAGGTCTATCGACCGTTTCACGTCAGCGGCGGCGTCGAGAACAAAGCCGACTACGCCGCCCCGGTGCATGAAGGCAGCCGCCCGCACGTCATCCGCGCCCGTAACGCGCAGTTCCTGCACTTCTGGTCGGGCGGCGTCGAATACTTCCGGCGCTCGGTGTTCCATCCCGGCACCCGAGCGCGACCGTTCCTACGCAACGCCGCCGAGCGCATCGTCGCCCTCGACCCCGACATCTATCGCGAGTAGTTCGCCGACACTGGTACGCTCGGCGTCGATGACCACTTTCAACGCCGAGGGCAAGATCAAGGGCGACGATCAACTGACGCCGCCGCCGTTGCCTGACGATCACGCGCAGAACGCACCGCAGACCGAGGCCGAGCGCGAGGCTGAGCGCAAGGCCGCACAGGAAGCCCTCGCCCCGCACCGGCAGGCCGAGACGACCTCGGCGGGCGTCGAGGGCGGGCCAGACGGCCAACTCGCCGCCGCCCGCGCCGAGACGACCGAGCGTGAGGCCGACTATCAGGCCGCGCAGTCTCGGGTCGACGCCGGAATCGAGCCGAAGCCCGGCGACGACGAGAAGATCGCGAACCGGCCCGGCGAGGCCGAGGTGCCGAAGGTCAGCAACGAACTCGCGACCGCGGTGCAGAACGAAGTCGCCCTCGCCGCCGAGGCGTGGCCGCACGACTTCATCGACTTCAAGGGCGACCACCTCGGCGTGCGCCTGCCGAAGCCGCAGGCGCTCGCGGCGTTCACGCTGTCGAGCGGCAAGTACATCCCCAACGAGACGAAGAACGATCTGACCTCGTTGTTCATGGCGAAGCATCTGTCGCCCGAGTCCTACGGGCGCGTGATGTTCCGCATGATGGACCCCGACGATCCCGACTACGACGTCGACACCGTCGGCGAGTTGTTCGGCGCGATCGTCACCGCCTCGGTCGAGGCCGATAAGGCACGCGACGAGGCTGCGAAGTCGAAGGGCACCAGCGCCGACGCTGACTAGTCGCAGGTAGCTGCGATAGCCTGGTCGCGTGACAGACGTCGGCCATATCAAGCTCGGCGTCGAGATTGATGCCAGCGATCTGTCGGCCAAACTCGGCGAAGCCGTGCGCCGTTCCGTTGGTCAGGCGCTGGCCGGGATCAACCGCGACTTGCAGCAGGTGCAGCGCGAATACAACGCGACCGGGCGCGAGGCGCAGAAGTCGGCCACGACGCAGGCGACCGCGCAGACCGTAGTCGACCGCGCCCTCGACACCGTGCAGCGCAACCTCAACGAGGTGCAGCGCGAGTGGAAGGCCACCGAGCGAGCCGCCGACCACTCGGCGCGGTCGTCTGAGCAGTCGGCGGCGAAGACCGCGACCGCCGCGAAGGGCGCAGCCACGGCGGTCCACGAAGTCACGACCGAGCACACGAAGGCCGCAGCCGCGGCGCAGGGCGGGGCGACCGTCTCGACCCGAGCGATCAACGCCGTCACCCGAGCGATCGAGCGGCAGACCGCCGCGCTCGCGGCCAACACCGCGGCCCGTACCGCGAACGCAGCCGCGCCGACTGGTGGCCCGCCCTCGGGCGGCGGCGGCGGTGGCGGCGGCGGTGGCTCGCCCGGCGGTATGCACGCTGGCGGCTTCATGCGCGGCGGCAAAGGCACCTTCGGCTTCCTGACCTCGCCGGTCGGCATCAACCTCATGGCGCTCGGCCTCGGCAGCTTCCCCGCGGCGGCGACCGTGGTCACCGAACTGACCGGCTCGATTCAAGCACTCGGGCAGGCTGGCCTCGCGCTGCCCGGTATCTACGGCGGGCTGGCCGCGTCGATCGGCACCGCCGTCGTCGGCTTCAAGGGCATGGGCGAGGCGGTCGAGGCGCTCAACGAGGCCGCGAAGTCGGGCGATCCGAAGGACTTGGAGAAGGCGAAGGAAGCCCTCAAGGATATGGCCCCGGCTGCGGTCGACACCGCGGTCGCGGTGTCGAAGCTGACGCAGGGTCCACTCAAGGAACTGCAAAAAGCGACCGCTCAGCGGATGTTCACCGGCATCGACCGCGAGCTTGAGACATTCGCCGGGCGAGCCGTGCCGCGGGCAACCGAGGGTATGGGCAAGGTCGCCGATGCGTGGAACGGCACGCTCAAGACGCTGCTGAGCAGCGCGGGCAGCGACCGCAACCTCGGCCTGATGGATCGCATCTTCGGCAACACCGCCGAGGGTCAGAAGCGGATGAACGCCGCGATCGACCCGCTAGTTCACGCCGTCGGCACGCTCGTCGCCGCGGGCACCGACGTCCTGCCGCGTCTCGGCGACGGGCTGGCCGGTGTCGCTCGCCGCTTCGATGAGTGGATCACGAAGGTCGACGGCGACGGTCGACTCAATAAGTGGATCAACGACGGCCTGACCGCGGTGCGCAACCTCGGCGAGACGTTCCTCAACATCGGCAAGATCATCACCGGCCTGACTCGCGCCGCCGGGTCAGATCAAGGCGGCTTCCTCGGCACGCTGGAACGCATCACCGGCAAGTGGTCCGATTGGGTCAACAGCGCCGAGGGTCAAGACAAACTGTCGCAGTTCTTCCGCGAGGGCCGCGAACAACTCGATCAGTGGCGACCGATCCTGAGCAACCTCGGCGACATCTTGCGGCAGGTCTACGAGGCGTCGCGGGCGTGGTCGGACATCCTGCTGCCGTTCCTGCGCGTGGCGACCGACCTGCTGACCGCGATGCCCGGCGGCATCGAGGCCGTCGTCTTCGCCTTCCTCGCGTGGCGCTCGATCAGCGGCGTGCAGTCGCTGGCCGGGTCGCTCGGCGGCATCGGTCGCACGCTCGATGATCTGCCCAACCGCACCGGGCGCAGCGTCGGCGGTATCAACGCCGCGCTGAGCCGGATCGTCATCCCCGCGGCGCTGGCGAGCCTGCTCGGTATGCAGACGCAGGGAATGATGGGACCGGACCAGAGCGCCGGGTCGAACCTCGCCGGGGCCGGGATCAACATCGGCGGCGGCGCGATCGCTGGCGGCATGGTGGCCGGTGTGCCCGGCGCGATCGCAGGCGCGATCGCTGGCCTCGGATGGTCGATCTACAACCGCGTCAAGGGCGACATCGACAAGGGCCGCGCCGAGTGGGAAGCCAAGTGGCAGGCCGACCATGAAGCCGGGCCGGATCGCCCCGGCTCGCCAGAGCGGCAGATGGACGCCGTTCCCGCGATCCGCGGCACGATGCTGCCGTCGCAGTATTTCCCCGACGGCACGCCGCGCCCGAGCGGTCAGCAGCAGATCGCCGACATGATCGCGAAGGGCCAACTCAAGGGCTACACCCGCGGCCCGAACGGCGAGATCATCGGCCCCGACGGCAAGCCGCTCAACCTGCCGCCGCTGCCGCCGCCGACGGCACCGAAGCCGCCGCCTGCGCCGCCGGTACAGGGACCGCCGCTGCCCGAGCCGTCGAAGGATCGCCCGCTGCCGGTGACGATCGTCAACCCGATGCCCGGCGCAGCGGTGCCGCCCGCGGTGCCGCCGAAGCCCGGTGCGCCGCCCGCGCCGGTTGTCGCGCCGCAGGACACCCGCGGGCTGCTGGTCGACACCGCGCCCGCCGAGCAGGCGCTCGATAAGGTCGCGAAGAAAGTCGAGCAACTGCCCGAGGGCGAGGTCAAGATCAAAGACCCGTCGCCCGAGGTGATGGAGAACCTCAACAAGCTCGACGTCGAGATCAAGGAACTGCCCGACGGCGAGTTTGAGGTGAAGGCGAAGACCGACCTCGCCCGGCAGCAACTCGACAAGTTCATCCGCGACTATCAGGGCGCTCAGTTCACCGTCACGCTCAACCCGAGCGGGCCGGTGCCGCAGGTGCCGCTGCCGGGCCGCACGCCGGGCCGTGCGTGGGGCGGGCCGGTGATCGGCGGCATCCGAGGCAAAGACTCGGTGCCGATTCTCGCCCAACACGGCGAATGGGTGCTCAACCCTCGCGACGTGCAGGCGCTCGGCGGCTTCGCAGGCGTGTCTCAGTTCGTCTCTGCGCTGCGTTCGGGCGTGCGCGGGTACCAGACCGGCGGGCCGGTGCCGCACCTCGGCACCGGGGCGCTGCCGGGGCCGCTCAACCCCGACGACGAGACGGGCAGCACGCTGATCAAGCTGCTCGATCAGATCAGGGCGCTGCTGGCCGGGCAGGGCGGCGCGATGTCGCCGCTCAACGTCACCGCGCAGAACGTGCAGAAGCTCGCCGACGAGGCGATCGGCAAAATGCCCGGCATGGAACCGGGGCGCACCGGCCCCTTCGGCACGCCGATCGCGCCGCGTAACCGCGGTTACGAAATGGCGGCGGCGGCGATCTCGGCGCTCGGCGGCGACCCCGAGAAGTTCATCGGGGCCGAGCCGGTCAACTACTGGCGCGAGCAGATCACGCAGGCGCTGGAACCGCTGACCTCGCAGCAGCCGGGCCAGCCGGGCGCACCGGGTCAGACAATGGTGCCCGTCGATATGGCGAAGTACACCGCGGCGCTGACGGCCTTCGCCCGCAGCGGCAACCTCGCCGATGTCGGGGCGCTCGGCCTCAACGCGAACGATCCGATCATCACCGCGATCACCTCGGCGCGGAACAAAAAGACCGGCCTCGATGACGAGGCGATCGCGAAGCTCATCGAGCAGTCGCTGTCGCCGGGCGGCTATACCGGCGTGCTCGACACGCAGAACAGCAGCCTCGTCAAGAGCTTGCAGACGTTCCGCGAGAAGCTCGCCAAGCAGACGACCACGGTCGCGACGAACGCCGTCAACGGTGCCGTGACGCAGGCCGGGGCCGATTGGGACGCGATCGCGCAGAAGGAATCGGGCGGGCGATGGAACCTGCCCTATGGCGACCGCGACAGCACTGGCGGCTTGCAGATCAGGCAGGGCACTTGGGAACAGTTCGGCGGCACGCAGTACGCCCCGCAGCCGTGGCAGGCGACCAAGGAACAGCAGATCGCGATCGCCGAGAAGATTCTCGCCGAGCAGGGGCCGCAGGCGTGGGCGGGCGGCGCGAACTTCGTGCCCGCGAAGCCGGGCCAGCCGGTGCCGGTCAACGTCGTGCAGAGCAACGCGCCGGGCACCACGACCGGATGGTTCCCCGGCGGGACTGGTGGCCGGTCGAACGCACCCGACAAGGGGCTGGTGCCCGCCGCCGCGGCGCTCAACGACCTGATCATGCAGAACTTCCCGCAGATCACCGACATCGGCGGCTACCGGCAAGACGCACATCCCGATCACCCGAGCGGTCGTGCGCTCGACATCATGATCCCCGGCGGCGACACCTCGGGCGGGCGCAACCCCGCGGGTAAGGCGCTCGGCGATCAAATCTGGAATTGGCTGATGTCGACCGGCATCATCGACCCGCAAGGGTCGCTGTGGCAGACCAACACTGGCGGCAACCACTACGACCACATCCACGCCCGCATTGCCGAGGGCATGGAAAACGCCGCGGTGCAGGCCGGGCTGATCCCGCAGGCCGGTCAGTACGGCCCCGGCGGCACGATGGGCGCGAACGGCGGCGTCGTCAACGTCTTCGTGACCAACTGGCCGGGCCAGCAGCAGGGTCAGTTGCCGCCGGGCGCTCAGCAGGTCATCGACGGCGCGACGCAGGGCATCGGCGAGGCCGCGAACAACGTGATCGGCGACGTCATGGGCGCGGTGCCCGGTGCGCTGATGACGCCCGAGGGCGAGCGGATGCCCGACGCCGAACTCGGTCGGCTCATCCGCGAGCGCAACCCTATGGCGATCGCCGCCGCGCTCGGCTTCAACGTGCAGGACTTCACCCGGCAGGGCGGGCAGTTCGGCGAGGAAGGGCCGCAGCGGCGCGAAGGGCCAGCGGGCGACGCCTCGGGGCGCATCTTCTCAGACACCGCCGGGCTGGCCGACCGCACGACGACCGACCTCACCGCGCAGTTGCAGGCGATGCGCGAGCAGTTGGTCGACGTCATCGAGCAGGTCAGCCAGAAGCTCAACGATCAGGCGCTTGAGCCGGTCGTCAAGGCGGGCGTGCAATCTGCCCTTGAGTCGCTCAAAGACAGCGTGAGCAGCGCGATCGGTACCGCGCTCGGTAACGCCGCCGCCCCGCCGATCGCTGACGCGGTGCGCAGCGCCGTGCCGCAGCAGTCGCCCGGTGCCGGTGTCGGCGGGCAGGCTGCGGCACCGTTCCAGGCAGCCGCCGGGGCGCTGTTCGCCAGCGGTGGCCCGGTCTTCGGCGGCACGCCGGGCAAGGATTCCGTGCCCGCGCTGCTGATGCCGGGCGAGTACGTCTTCGACCGCGACGCGGTGCGCCGTATGGGCGGCGTCGCGGGCGTCGATCAGTTCCGGCAGGCGCTCAAGACCGGCACGGTGCGCCGCTTCGCTACCGGCGGCGGTGTGATCGGCAACGATGTCGTCGGTGCCGAGTTCTTCGGCGTGTCCGAGGTGCCGATCATCGGCGCGATCGTCAACCTGCTGGTGCGCGTGCTGCTCAAGGTCATCGGCGTCGAGATCGAGGTGCGCGACACGCTTGAGGAACTGAGCGGCGACTTCCGGCAGTTCCGCGGCGACGCTTTCAAGGCGTTCGACGCGCAGGGCCGACTGCTCAACGATACGAGCGGGCTGATCGACCGCTCGATGTCGAGCGAGCAGGCCGTCGCCGACGAGCGCATCCGCATCCTCAAGATCGTGATCGAAGCGATGGTGCGCTACATCATCGAGAAGGTCATCGTGCCGATCGCGAAGGCCGTGGCGAACGCCGCAATCCAAGCGGGCGCGAGCGCCGCCGGGGCCGCGGTCAACACGCAGGCACCTGGCGCGGGCGGCATCGTGTCGGCGTTGATCTCGTCGGCGGGTCAGGCGGGCGTCGAGATCGCCGCCGAGGTCGGCACCGACTTCGCACTCGCGGTCAGCGAGACGCTGATCGACATGACCGCCGAGGGCTTGCAGACGCTGGTGCCCGACCTGATGACACAAATCTTCGGCGGGCAGATGCTGGCCGCGCTGTTCAACCCGCTCGGCGGGCTGCTCGGTGGTCTGCTCGGCGGGCTGTTCGGCGGCATCAGCGGCCTCGCCGGGTCGCTGCTCGGCGGTGCCGCACTCGGCCCGCTGACCGGCGGCTCGCTGTTCGACAGCGGCGGCGTGGCGAGCGGTGTCGGTCTGCTGGCGAAGGGCACCGTGCAGCCCGAGCGCGTGCTGTCGCCGAGCAACACCCGCAGCTTCGATCAGTTGGTCGACGCGATCGCAGGCGGCAATGTGAAGTTCGGCGGCGACCGCACGGTCAACGCGACCGTTACAGTTGTGGGCAACGGTCGGGAAACACCAGAGCAGGCCGCGAACCGCCTGATCTCGCTGCTGGACTAGGGGCTACCGCATGACGTTCCGAGGCTACTTCGCACTCGACGGTGTCGAGCTTGCGAACTCGTCTCGCACGGTCGCGCACCTCGGTCGCACCGCGCCGATCAACGATCTGGTACTCGGCGGCGTCGCGCCGCCCGGCACCGACTGCGCCCCGGTGCCGATCGCCGAGGGGCGGCTGCTGTTTGAGACACCGCCGAGCAGTGTGCCGATCGAGCCGGGTCGGCTGCTGTTCACACCCGCCGACGGGTCGAAGCTCTACGGCCCGGCGATGCTCATCCGCGACGAGTGCTGGCGGGCGTCGGCGCTCTGCGGCAGTTGTCACTCGGTCATCGAGTACGACGACAGTTGGCCCGGCCTGCGCGAGTTCCTCGATGACAGCCTCTACCGGCCCGAGCTTGCGCCGTGGTACTCGACGCGCTCGCCCGAGTCGGCAGAGTTCGGCGGCGTGTGGGTCATGGACGTTACCGGCCTTGAGGCCGCGCCGGTCGAGCGCCCGATCACCGAGGCCGCGGGTAACGGCGGCGTGGCCGGGCCGCACCGCGACGGCACGCGCAAAGTCACCTTCGACGCCGTCCTCGTCGCCTGCACAAACGCCGGGCTGACCTACGGGCTGCGGTGGCTGACGTGCCAGCTTCGGGCCACGAACGGGCGCACCGACGCCGTGCTGCGCTTCCTCGCCGCTCATCCCGGCCATAGCGCCGTCGACCCCGAGGGGCTGCTGCGCGAGGCGCACGGCGTCGTGCTGACGAAGGCACCCGAGATCGTTGAGGCGCAGGTCGGCCAGCGCAAGCAGCATCAGCAGGCGACGACCTATCGCGTGCAGTGGGAAATGACGGTGCTGCACCCGTACAACTACCTGCCCGCCGTCGACATCCCGGTCGTCTGGGACACGATCACCGTCGAGCCGATCTCATGGGTCCACGCGGGCGACTGCCGCGAGCCTGCGTCGTGTGACGACATGCCGGTGCTGTTCTCGGAAACGTGCGAGCCTGAGCGCATCGAGATCGTCAACACGCCGCCGCCGACGTGCGGCGGCTGTATGCCGGTCTGCGCGGTCGAGCAGGCGGTGTTCAACGTGCCGACCCGCGACTACGCGCTGCGATGCAACGAGACGGCGGTGACGACGATCGTGCGCAACCTCGGGGCGCACCCGCTGACGGCGCAGTTCTTCTGGCGAGGCTGCAACCCTGACCCGTCCTGCGACGACACCCGCTGGCCGTTGCAGGTGACCGGCCTGCCCGCCGGGGCCGAGTTGGTTCTCGACGGCATCACCGGGCGCTATTGGGCCAACTACGGCGGTCGCCGACGCCGCCCGGCCAACATCGTCAACACGCCCAACGGCGCACCGTGGCGACCGCCGGTCATCGACCGCGCCGACTGCCTTGAGTTCGTCGCGATCGCGCCGGGCAACGCCGACTTCGACGTCACGCTGCGGCTCGCCGATCGGGAGGGCTGACAATGCCGGTTGTCACCGACGACCAGATCATCAGCCTGCACAGCGTCAGCGGCTCGACGGTCGCCGAGTACACACCCGACAAGCAGGTCACCTCGATGTGGACCCGCGACCTGAGCGAGGTCAGCCGGGCCGAGTTGACGCTGCCGCCGGTCATCGACCTCGACGCGCTGCCCGAGATCGTGCCGTGGCTGCATTGGGTCAGCGTCTGGGACGGCGAGCGCAACATCAAGCTCTGGTCGGGGCCGGTGCAGCGGCGGGCGATCAACCGCCGCGGGCTGACCGTCAGCGCCCGCGACGGCGGCGCTCTGCTGCAACGCACCCGCAACCCGATCACGAAGCGGTGGGATGCCGCCGACCCGGCGTGGATCGCGGGCGAGTTGTGGCGCTCGATGATCGAGCAGAACGGGCTGCGCGAGCCGCCGATCATCCGCGAAGACCCCGACGGCGAACGCTTCGACTACCGCGTCGTCAAAGACGACCAGATGCTCGACGCGACGATCAGCGATCTGGTCAACCTCGGGCTTCGCTGGTCGATCGTGTCGGGCGTGCCGATCCTCGGGCCGCTACCGCACGATCCGGTCGCGACGCTGACCGAGGCCGACTTCATCGGCGACGGCATCGAGTTGCTGCGCGACGGCTCGACCACCTTCAACGACATTCTGGTGCGCGGCCCCGACAACCTCGCCCGCTCGCACGTCGACCTTCACGGCTTGCAGCTTGAGGCGATCGTCAACGTCGACAGCATGTTCGGGCTGAGCAACGTCGAGCGTGCCGCCTACGAGAAGGCGCGGCACAACGCGAGCATCCGCGACGTGATCTCGCTGCCGCAGGGCACGCAGTTGTCGCCTGACGCGCCCGTCTCGATTGACGAACTGATGCCCTCGGCCCGCTTCGTGATCGAGGCTTACGGGCTGCGGCAGTTGGTCGAACTGATCGGCGTCGAGGTCACCCGCGATCAGACCGGCGGCGTGGCGACGGCTGTCAAGATGGAAGCCGTGCCGCCGAAGATCGAACTCGATGACGTCAAGCCCGGCGGGTCGACCTCGCCGCTGACCGGGGCGGCGCTGTGACCGCGCCGACGACCCGTCGGATCGACACCGACGAGGAATGGGTCAGGGACATCAACCGGCGCGTGCGTCGGCTGGAAAATCCCGGCTCGGTGCGCGTCGGGCCGTGGGTCTTGCAGAACAACCCGCTCACCGGGTCGCTCATCGCGAGCCGCCCCGGCCAGTCGGTCGACCTCGGCACCAGCGAGCCGGTCGAGATCGACATCTGGGCACTGGCGCAGCGGGCCAAGGGCGCAGCCGACACGCCGCCGGTCCAGGGCGGCGACGGCGGCGGCGAGCTTCCTGATCTGACCGAGATCGCCGAGTCGATCTTCTCGGCGCTCTACGAGCAACTGACCGGCATCGGCATCGACCCGATCGGGGCGTTGCAGAAGCTCGGCGACTTCCTCAAGATCGAACTCGGCGGGCCGGTCGACATCACACGGCTGCCGCTGCTGCCGCTGTCGCATATCCGCGACGTCGTGACCGAGTTGCTCGATGACCCGTTCTTCGACAACCCGGCGACGCTGCTCAACTTCGCCGACTGGCTGTGGGATGACAGCGACGGCGTGCAGACGCCCGGCGTGGCGAAGACGACCGCCGACGGCCTGACGCACACGATCTTCTCTAACCCGATCCCGGTGCGCCCCGGCGACACGCTCAACCTGATGAGCAAGGTCAAGAGCGAGGGGCTGGTCAGCACCGGCAGCCCGTTGCAGATGCTCGTCAGCTTCTACACCGCGGCGAACGCGATGATCGGTGCGCCCGTCCTGCTGGCCTCACGCGGCTCGACCGGCGGCGCGTGGGCGACCATGACCGCGACCGATGTCGACGTGCCCGAGGGCGCGACCTACGCCGTGCAGGAACTGACCGTCACGCCGAGCGCGACCGCGGGCAGCGTCAAGTACGGGCAGGCCAGCGTGAGCAAGGTTGGCCTGCTGCCGACGAGCTACATCAACGGGCTGGTCGACGCGCTGGAAGGGCTGTGGGCTGGCCTCGCGGCGCGGTTGCAGGACTTCCAAGACCTGCTCGACGTGTTCTTCGACGCGCCGATCGGCAGCGGCCTCGGCCAACTCACCGACGTCGCGAACCGGATCAAGTTCCTGTCGCCGCTGACGGGATTCTTCGACGCATCGAAGCTCGGCAATATGGCGCAGCTTCCCTCGATCCCCGACGGCCTCAACAAGGTCGGCGACCTCGGCGCTCTGGTCGACAAGGCGACCGCGGCGCTGTCGGGGCTGACGCAGGTCGGGCAGACCGTCGTCGGCGCGGCGCTGGAAGACGCCGAGTCGACCATGACCAACCTGTTCGACATGCTCATCACGAACACCCGCAAGATTCAAGACCTTGAGGCCGAGGCGACCTCGGCGTCGGTCGGCGGGCGGCGGTTTGCCTACAACTTCGCCGACTACCCTGACGGCCCGTTCCCGCCGGGTCTGTTCAATCTCACCTACTCGGGGCCGGGCACCTCGACGCTGCGCATCAGCGGCGGCTCGGTGCAGTGGCAGATGGTCAATAACGGTTGGCGACAGGTCGTCGCGACCTCGCTGACGCCGACGCTGACCGACTTCCAGTCGGTGCGCGGCACGATGTCGTCGCCGCCCGAGCAGGGCGCAAACACCTTCATCGGCGCTATGGGCCGAGCAAACTCGGCAGGCACCGACTTCGTCTTCGCCCGCGGCTACTGCACCGGCTTCCTGCAATACAAAGGCGACATCGGCTGCGTCAAGGGCGGCATCGAATACACTTGGGCGACAGGCGTTTCGCTGACTTGGTCGCTCGACATCCGCGTCGTGATGGGCGTCGGCACGAACGCCCGCCGCCACATGGTTCTCAGCGGCAGCACGGTCGTATGGGACGGCACCGAGACGCCCGGCAAAGAGTCGAACATCAGCGAGAACCATCGCTATTGGGGCTGCTACGCCCGCACGAACGGGTCGAACTCGCCCGGCGGTCTGGCCGGTGCCTCGATCGTGGACAACGCCCCGCCCGCGGTGGTCGGAACGTCCTTCAAGGCGTCGAAGCGAACCGGCGGCGATATGACGCTGCCCGCGGGCAATAACCCGGTGCCGAACAACTTCTACGAGACGATCGACCACATCAGCCCCGACCTGATCTACCGGCGGGCCAACAACTGCGAGGTCGAGGCGACCAAGCAGGGCACCTACATCGTCGCGTGGCGGGCGTTTCACGGCGTCTACGCGACCAATACCGGCGGTCATGGTGTGCTGTTCAAAAACGGTGTGCCCTATGAGAAATGGGCGTGGGGCGACACACCGTTCGTCGCCGGTTGGGGCATCATGACCTCGCGCATCAACGCGACGACGGGCTTCGCGATCGTGCCGCTCAACCCCGGTGACAAGATCACCGTCGGCTTCTACATGACGAACAATATGTCGAACACTGGCGACGATGTGCTGCTCGCCGACGGTGCCGAGTCGTGGGTGTCGGTGACGAGGGTCGGCATCTGATGGGTTGGTCGCCTGAGCGGCCAGTTCCGGTCGAGACGATCCTGCCGCCGCCGGGCTGGTATCCCGGCAGCCCCGAGCCGACCGAGACGATCACCCGCGTCGGCTGGTGGGCCGTGCTCGCGCTCGACACGACCGCGGTCACCGTCCATTGGATCGCCGAGGTCGAGCTTGAGTTCATCACCGGCCTCGGCCTTGAGATCGTCTCGCTGCATACGACGCGGGCGCTGGCGTTGCAGAAACTCGGCATGGTCGCGATGCAGCGCAACATCGAGGTGACCTCGCCGCTGGCGTTGCAGGGCATCTACCTGACGTCGCTGTCGCTCAACGCCGAACTCGACCGGGCGTTGCTGCTGGAACGCATCGGCATCGCGCACCTCGGGCAGGCACTGACGCTCGACCGCACGCTCGGGCTGGTCAGCGTCAAGCCGATCGACGTGCCCGCGGCGCTGGCGGTGTCGAGCGCCTTCGCCATGACGCCGGTCAAGCCGATCGACCTCGCGCAGACGATCACCACGACGCGCACGCTCGGCCTCGGCATCACGCTGCCGATCGCCTTCGACCGCACGATCAACGTCAGCGGTGCGGTCGGCTTCGGCTTCCCGCCGACCGCCGAGGTCACCGACACCTACGGCACCGCGGTCGAGGGCAATAGCTCGACGTCAAACGAGGCGTTTACGCACAACATCCGGCGCTGGTGCAACTTCATGGATGAAGTGCTGCTCGGCGGCGGCGGCTCGGGTCAGGCGTCGGCGGCGTTGTTCAACGTCGGCAAGGGCGGCGGGCCGGGCGAATGGTCGACGCGCACCTTCCAGCGCGGCGTTGACATCAGCTACCAGGAAACGCAGGTGACCGGCACGATGGGCGGCGGTGCGCCGTCCTCGCCCGGCCCGTCGATCCTCGGCGGCTCACCGGGCAAAGACACCACGTCGAGCCTCGGGTCGACCGCGGGCGGCGGCTACGCCGGGCTGCTGTGGGGCAGCGCGACCGGCATCGGCCCCGGCACGATCAACTACAACGGCAAGCCCTACGTCGGCGGCGCGAACGCGACCGGATCACAGAACGGCAAGTATCCCGGCGGCGGCGGCACCGGGTCGTCGGGATTCTCATCGAGCCGCCCCGGTGCCCGAGGGCGTGCTTGGTACCGCAGCTATCAGTAGTCTCGGCACCATGACGCAGCCTGACCCGACGATCAACCCCGGCGACTACCAGTGGGCGATCGGTTACGAGTTCACACAAGACCCGCTCGGCCTCGACCCCGACTGGCAGTTCATCAGCCAAGGGCTGCCGAGCCGCGAGGACGCGATCGAGCAGTATCGAGCGACGATCGACGGACTCGCCGCGAGCGGTCAGACGCTGGAAGACATGCCCAACATGCGCAACTTCGGCGTCTACTTCACCGAGCCGCAGCAGTGGCAGCGATACGAGGTGCCGCCCGCCGAGCCGCAGCCCGAGAACACCGACACGCCGACCGGCTAGGCTGGTCTTCGTGGCAACGGGCATCAGCGCATACCTCGCGAACAAACTGCTCGATGAGGTCTGCCGCAACGTCAACTATGTGCCGCCCGCCGTCGTCTACTTTCAGGCGCACACCGGCGACCCCGGCGCGGCGATGACGGCCAACGTCGCGGCCAACACGACCCGCGTGGCGGTCACCTTCGCACAGGCTGCGAGTGGTCAGATCGCGATCAACAATGCGCCCGAGCACGTCCTCGGCGCGGCGCAGAACATCACGCACGGCAGCTTCTGGGATGCGCAGGCACCCGGCACCGGCAACCCGCTGTGGTCGGCGCAGGCGTCGGTCGCCAAGGGCGGCACCGCGGGCGACATCATCCGCGTGTCGACCGGCTCGCTGGCGCTCGGCCCGCTGGCCGCGTAGGAAGGGACATTATGCCGACCGAGTCTGATAGCGACTTCGATTGGGGCGTCGGCTTCGACGTCGCCACGATCCCCGCCGACATGCTGCCGGTGCGCCCGACCGAGCCGGTGCCGCCGCTGCCCGGTGCGCCGAACAACGAGCAGACCGCCTACGCTGCGCAACTGGCCGAGTATCAGCGCCTGCTGCGCGAATACGAAGGGCAGGTCGCCGCGCTGCTGAGCGACGACACGCACTGGACTTTCACCGTGCGCCCCTGCGACAGCCGCGAAGACGCCGACCTCGCCTACGTCGAAATGCTCAGCGCCCACGCGACTAACCCGCTGGTGCGCAACGTCTCGCTCTGCCGCACACCGACGATCGTGTGGGAACGGGTCAGCTAGCGCCCGCCGAAGTTGGGCAGGAAGCCGCCGACGAACTCGTTGAGGTCGCCGATCACCGGCAGGTTGATCCCCGGCGGCAGCAGCTTGTCGATGCCGTCTCGGGCCGCGTCGACTACCTCACCGATGTCGGGCTTGCCGTCCTGATCGAGGTCGGTCAGCCGGTCGGCGGCGCGGTCGACGGCAGCGCCGACGGCGACCGGGATGATCGGCAACACGACCCTCGCCACGATCCCGCGCAGCGCCGTCTCGGTGCGCGGGTCTTCGATGATCGAGATCGCCGTTTCCTTGATGAACGCCTTCGCCTTCTCGCGCAAGCTCATGGCCGCAGCCTACGCCGCTACGATCGAGGCTGTGAGCCGCGATACCCGAGTCTGCCTCGGCGAGAACCTGACCGTCGGCGACGACGGCGTGCTACGCCTCGCGCCGTGGTCGGTGCCGCGCAATGTGGTCGACGTCATCGCGAAGTCGGGTGCCGACGGCAAGCTACTCGCGACGACCTCGCTGCCGGGCAAGCTGCTGATCGACAAGCGCATCGAGTGGCGCAATGACACGCCGGTCGATCACCGCGTCATCATCCGCGTCACGCGGCGGTGGAAGCGGTGGATCACCAGCAACCCGAACGCCGTGCAGTTCCGCGACCGCTGGTCGAGCGCGATCGACGCCGTGCCCGACGTGCCGGTCGTCAGCGGCATCTTCAACAGCCAGACCGGCAGCGCGGGCGACATCGGGACGAACTCGGTCGCCGAGCCGCAGCCGGGCCGCTTCTGGCACTGGTGGGGCACGAACACATCCGACGAGTGGGTCGGGCCGGTCGAGCCGGGCCAGACGCTGCGGGTCCACTACCGCGCCTATGTCTGGACCCCGCCGCCGTGGTCGGACAACGCGAACAAAAACGCCCCGCTGCACGAAGCCGAGGCAGGCTTCACGCGGCTGCAACTGATCGCACATCCCGAGCAGGGGAAGTTGGTCACCGGATGAGCCTCAAGCTCTGCACCAGCGAATATCTGATCAGCGACGTCAACGGCCTCGGCGTCGCCCGGTCGTGGCTGCCGCGGCTGGTCGCCGAGGCGTTCCTTGAGTCGACCAAAGACGGCGAGATCAAGCTCAGCCCCGACCCGGTCACGATGATCGACGGCGACCTGACTTGGTACAACAACACCCGCGACCCGCAGCACGTCAGCGTCTGCGTCAAGCGAGCGCCGCGCACGATCGTCGCGCAGTCGCCCTCGACCGTGGTCATCCACGACGCGATGAGCTACCGCGTCGGCGAGGCACCGAGCGCCGAGTATCCGAGCGTCATCGCCGACACCTTCGGCGGTCGGTTGCAGATCGACCGGGCCAGCGTCGCCCGCGATCAGTTGCAGTTCGGGCGGTGGTTCCTCGACGGCGACGACTCGCAGGTATGGGTCGACCTCGGCGTCGTGCCGCCCCGGCACAGCTTCCACTTCCGCTATCTGGCCGCGGTGCAGACGCCGAACATCTGGACAAACCCGAGCGAGTTTGAACCGCGGTGGGAAGCGGCGGCGCGGTGGGCGCGGCTGCTGGCCTTCGCCTCGCCGACCGATACGAGGGCAACATGACCGAGCCGTTCCCCTGCGTCGACCCCGATCACTTCCTCGTCAACGATGACGGGTCGATCACGCCGCAGCCGTGGATGCAGTGGCGCAGCGTCGGCAGCGTCGAGGCACCGAGCAAGTCGGGCAGCTACGGCGTCACGATCAGCAGCGGCGGCCTCGGCGGCGACGGCATCTTCTCGGTCATCAGCAATCTGTTCGGCGGGCTGTTCGACTTCCTGCCGACGATCTTCGGCGGGCGCAGCCCGTTCGCGATCCCGCTCGCGGTCGCGCAGACGACCTCGGCGGGCGGCAACAAAAACGACCTGCTGCACGCCCTGCAACTCGGTTGGACGAACAACACGCCGGTCGCTCAGTGGGTCTACGGCACGATCACCCGAGGCGGCGCTCGGGTGACGTTGCAGGCACGCAGCCGCGGCGGGCTGGTCGTGATGAGCGGCTACAACCTCGCCCTCGGCGATCCCGGCAAGCTCGCCCCGGCCTCGATGTTCGGCGTCGGTGCTGATCTCGCCCGCTCGGGCACGCTGGCGATCGGCACCAGCTTCTGCGTCGCCGAGCAGCGGATGAACAGCGTCACGATCCCGCTCGCGCCCGAGCGTGCGGGCTGGCAGCGCGTCGAGCCGGGCCAGACGATCACCGCTCGGGTCGAGTTGCGCTTCGTGTCCGAGTTCTGGGAAAACACCTCGATCGACGGCGGCGACAGCGGCAGCGAGTCGAGCTACGAGACAGGGGCGACGCGGCTCGATCTGTTCGCCGTGCCGGTAATCTGAGCAGTAACCCGACACCGCCTGCGAAGGGACTGCCCGAGGATGTACGACCCGCCGCCCGGCTATGACGACTGCGAGGACGACGCCGAGCGATATGCCAGCGTCACGCCGATCACCGCGGCCTACCGCGAGATCGACGTGCCCGGCGTCGGCACCTTCCACGCCCGCCGACCGATGCCGAACTCGATCCCGGCGCTGGCGAAGGCTGCGTCGGCGAAGATTCCCGAGCGCACCCGCATCGACCAACTCGACCTGTTCGTGCAGAACCACCTCGCGCCGGGCGAGTTTGAAACACTGCTCGCCCGCATGATGGACCCCGACGAGACGGTGCCCGCCGACTCGGTTCTTCGGGTGAGTCGGGCGATTGCGACGGCTGGCACTGCCCGCCCTACACGGCGGTCATTAGCCTCGCGCTAATGGCCGCGCACAACTGGCGACTGGTGCGATCGAAGGTGCGCGACAAAGGGATCGCGGTGCCGATGAGCTTGCCGTCGATGCACGACATCCTCGACGTCGCCGAGGAAATCGCGATCGAGGGCGAGGCGCAGAGCGCCCGCAAACCCGAGGAAGCGAAGCGGGCCGTCGAGCGGTACTTCGACCGGCTCTACGCGCCCGACAGCGCCGACGCGATCCTCGTCAACGGCGACGGGTACCGACCGCCGCCGCCGGGCTTCGATGAGGAATCGCAAGAGGCGAGCTTCGACGCCTTCCTCGCGGCCACACGCTGAGCCGTTACGCTGGCATCATGGCGATCACACAGGTCGGCTTTGACACGTCGAAGCCAATCGGGCAGCGCCTCGATCCCGACATGCAGGCCGAGGTCAAGGCGCTGTCGCCGACCGAGGTCGATGACGGCGACATCACCGAGCCGAAGATCGCGCCTGACGCGGTCACCCGAGACAAGATCGCGCCCGGCGCAGTCGGCAAGACCGAACTCGGGCAGGACGCCGTCGAGGCACCGCACCTCGCCGACGGCGCAGTCGGCACGCCCGCGCTGGCCGCGAACTCGGTGACCGCCGAGAAGGCGGGCGTCGGCGTCGTGACGATCACCGACGCGAACGGCAACCCGGTCGAGTTGACCCTGACGATGATGACGCAGGCGGCGTATGACGCCCTCGATGAGCCTGACCCGAACTTCGGCTACCTGCTGTACTGATGACGATCCGACTTCCCCTGCCCGGTCAGCCTCCGGTCGTCGCGATCAAAGTCGGCACGACCGACGTCAAGCAGTTCCGCATCGGCCAGACTCTCTACTGGTCGAAGTCGAGCGTGCGCGACCCCTTCGACCTCGACGGCTGGCTGCAAGGATGGATCAACGAGCTACAGAAGCTCGGCGGGCTGTTCGTCAACCCGTTCGGCGAACTGTTCGGCTCGATGGGCGACGAGTCGCCGCTCGGCTGGCTGGTCAACTTCACGCCCGGCAACTCGATCCTCGGCAGCCCCGGCACGCTCATCAGCGGCGTCGGCAACCTTGAAGACGCCTACTGCGCCGCGGTCGGCACCGTCGCCGACATCACTCGGGGCGACATCCCCGAGGGGCTGATCGGTCTGATCAACGGCCTGCCGATCATCGGCGAGGGCGGGCGCGAGTTGATCGAGGAACTGCTCGACTTCATCTTCGGCGGCGGCGACCCGGTGACGAACATCCTGTCGATCGTCGGGCAGGTGCCGATCGTGGGCGAACTCGGCGTCATGCTCGGCCTGCTGCCGAAGGCCGACGGCACCTTCAACGACCCGGTGAACTTCATCGTTGACGCCGCGGGCGAGGTCATCGGCAAGATCACCTGCGGCGAGTGGCAGCCCAACGAGGGCACTGGCGGCGAGATGAACTTCGTGATCGGCGTGCAAGACGCCGCCGCTCGGATGTTCATCCCCGACGGGCTGGTCGGCATCGGCAAGCAGACCTCGCGATTCCGGCACCCGGCGCAGACCGTCGGCGACGACGGCTGGCTTGAGGTGCAGATCGACCAGATCGGCAGCCCCGGCTACGCGACGCAGGTCTTCCGGCGGTGGGCCAACGCTGGCGGCGCGAGCGGCGTCGGGATGGACTTCCGCGACGGCGTGGCCTCGATCGTGCGCCGCGTCGGCGGCACCGACACGATCATCCGGCCCGGCCTCGCCGCGATCGCCTCGGGCGACGTCTTCCGGCTGCACCAGGAAGGCAACTTGCACACGCTCATCAGGAACGGCAAGCCGGTCGGCGAGTGGCCCGACGACGCGGCGACGGCGGCGAAGGGCGCAGCGAACCGCTCGGTTGCGATGGTCATGCAGGGCGCTCGCGAGCTTATGGGCGTGCGCCGGTACTCGCCGAGCCTCAACTACCTCGACGCGGCCTGAGCGCGGCGCTGCGGGCGCTGTACGGCCCGCTGCCGCTCGATCTCGGCCTGCTTGCGCATCAGGGCCAGACCGAGGAACACGCCGCCGAGAAGGGCGCAGGCGAAGCCGTCGGTCATCTTGGTCGCACCGACGAGCATCAGCACGCCGACCGTGGCGAGGAACCACGGCGCGGCGGTGCTGAGCGTCGGCTGCCAGCGGTACATCTACTGCGCCCGCGGGCCGTGCCAGCCGCGACCGGGGCGCGAAGCAATCCACGCCTCGACCGTCTCGGGCAGCCAGCCGCGCTTACCGCCGACCTCGGCGTCGTGGGGCGGCAACTGGCTGTGATCGAGCGAGCGGCGCGACTTGAGGCCGAGGCGCTCGGCGATCTGGCTCGCGCTCATGTAGATCGCGACCTGTCGTGGCTGCGTCATGCTGACCTTTCGTTCGGCTGTTCCCCGACAAGGGTAAGTGATGCGGGTGCGTTCGCGATGACGACGGCGCGGCGGGCGATCGAGCGTTCCCACTCGCGACGCGGGTCGGTGTCGACGGTGATCGTCGGGCCGTCGCCGCCGGGCCAAGTCTCGATCGTCTCGATCAGGTGGTCGACCTTGTCATCGAACTCGGCGACGACCTTCTCGATCGAGTCGATCAGGCCGGGCGGGCACTGGTCGACGCTGTTCTCGACGCGCTGGTAGCTGCGGCGGTCCATCCCGAGGCGCTTCGCCATACCGCGCTGCGACAGACCGAGGTAGGCGCGGTGCGCCGCGATCAGTTCGCCGTAGCCGTCGGCGTAGGTTGCGGGCTTCATGGTCTGTGGTTCCTGTCTGTGATGTTGGCCCCGGCCCGCTGTGGTGCGGGCCGGGGCGGTGGTCAAGGGCGGTCGGTCACCAGCCGACCTTGCGGGCGCAGACCGGGCCGATGCCGCGCTCGCGGCTGTCATCGTTGGTCAACTGCCGACCGCAGATGCCGCACTCGCCGATCTCGTGACCGTAGCGGGCGCTCGCGGCCTCGGCACCGACCTCGGCGATCCGGTCGATGATCTTGTGACCCTGCGCCTTGCCGAGGCGCTGCTCGTCGTCGCCGACGATGTGCTTGACGAAGACGAAGCCTGCCCACTTGCCCGACTCGGGGCGGTCGACCCGGTAGAAGGCGACCTCGTTGATCGCGCCCTCGGCGGTGTCGATCGCGTAGCGACCGGCGGGCACCTCGTCGCTGCGGTAGCTGGTGACCTCGGGCGCAGCCGCGGCGGCGATCTTGTCGATCGCCTCGCTGCGATCGAACGCCGCCTCGACCTCGCGAGCCTGCGACTTGAAGGGCTGCGCGGCCAGCCACTCGATCAGCTTCGACGCGCCCTGCTTGGTCAGCACCGCGTAGGCGAACTCGTAGCCGGGGCGGGCATCGGCGACGAGCAGGGCGAGCACCCGGTTGACCCGAACGCCGAGGTCGGCGTCGTCGGCGACGGCGGCACGAAGCGCGGCGTTGTCGGCGGGCACCGGAATCTCGCCGGTCACGAAGGCGAAGACGACGTGCAGCGCGGCGACGCGGCTGACGTACTTCGGCTGATCGGCGACGTTCGCGTCGCTGTTCCAAGCGCGGTCGCGGATCATCGGCACGATCGCCCGCTCGATCTGAGCGGCGGTCGCGGGCGTGACGAACTGGTCAGCGGCCTCGGGCTGGTGCATGAACGGAGTTCCCATTTCTACCTTCCTCGGCGGGTCCATCCCGCCTCACACGAACGAAGTTACCCGACGCCGTCGGTAATGTCAAACCCTAATCCGACCGAGTTCACCGACACCGCGTAGCGTGGCCTTCGTGGGATGGGTTTGGAAGGCTGACCAGCCGCTGCGCACGCCCGAGGAAATCGCTCGCGAGGTCTACGCCGTCGCGGTGCAGCGCAAGCTGCCCGACCCGAAGCTCGCCGCGGTGCTCGACCTGATGTGTATCCGGCAAGAGTCGGACTACTGGTGCCCTTGGAACCGTCGCGACCCGTCGAGCCAGAAGTACGAACACGACAGCGAGTCAGACGACGGGCGCAGCGTCGGCTATCACCAGTCGCAGAACGGTCGGCCCGGCGAGGTGCTGCCGCCCGGCGATCCCGACAACTGGTGGGGTCCGATGTCGTGCCGCATGGACTTGCGATGCTCGGCCAACAGCTTCCTTGAGCGGCTCAGCGACGACTACACGCAGGCCGCGGGCGACCCGTACCGGGCCGCGCAGTTCATCCAAAACGTGCAGCGGTCGTACTGGAACGGTGACCCCGGTCATCCCGGCTACTACGGCAAGCACTGGCATTTCGCGTGGTCGCTGCTCGACCGGGCGCTCGCCGAGGGCGTCGTGCCGATCATCGACACCGAGGGCGGCGCGACACCGCCGCCTGCGCCGAGCCTGCTGCGGCCCGACCCGCGGTGGCGCGGCGACCCGGTGTGGCTGCCCGAGGTGCTGCGGGCGTTCGGGGTCGACGTCTACGAGGCCGAGGGCGCTCGGGTGCGCGGGCACGGCGACTTCGGCGCGATCCCCTATGTGGTCTGGCACCACACCGGCAACCGCAACGAGACAGAGCGCGGCATCACGCATCACCCGGCGCTCGGGCTGTGTGCGAACCTGCTCGTCTTCCCCGACGGGCGAACCTGCTTCACCGGGGCGGGCGTCGCGTGGCACGGCGGGCCGGGCATCTATCCCGGCGTGCCCGAGGATGCGATCAATCAGATCAGCATCGGGATCGAGTGCGCTCACAGCGGCGCATCGGGCGACCCCTGGCCCGCGGCGCAGATGCAGGCGATGATCAACATCGGCGGCGCTATTTCGTGGTTCCTCGGCAATCAGTGCCCGCCCGATCACCAGATCGCACACAAGGAATGGGCCGGTCGCGAAAATCCCCTCGGGATCAACAAGCAGGGCAAGCCTGATCCGGTCGACATCGACATGCGGTGGTTCCGCGGAGAAATTGCCCGCCGAGCAGCGGCGGGTCCGAACGAAGGAAGTGACCCCTTGAGCAATCCCGATGTGGTCAAGATGATCGCCGAGATTCACCGCGAGACGGTGACGCAGAAGTCGCCGAGCCGGGCCGGGCTGGCGACCGACGGCGCGAAGGTCGACACGCCGCTCGGCATCGAGTGGAACACCGACGGCAACGTCTGGGATATGAAGCTGACGCTCGCCTATCTGTTCGACGTGCCCTACGCCGTCGAGGTGGTCGAGCACGTCGCCGAGCACGGTGTCTATCCCGACACCTACGCGGCCAACCGCGACGACGGCGGCTGGCTGGCCGGTCTGACGCAGGACTACGCCGCCGGGCTGGTCAGCTTCAAGCAGCGCGTGCAGGCCGTCCTCGCGGCGCTGAGCGCCCCGCAGCAGGGCGGCGACGAGTAATGGCGCATGACGAGGCCGGGCGGTGGATCGGGTACGGCCCCGGCGACATCAGCCCCGAGTGCGAGAAGATCGACCGCCGCCTCGCGCTGGCATACCCGCAGCGGTCACACGCCCGCGAGCACGGCGTCGTGGTCGATCAGGTCTTCGATCAGCGCACCGCCGACGCGCTGGTCGATCTGGTCGAGTTCATGAACAGCGACCAGCGCGAGCGCGAGCGCCTGCTCAAGCTCGGCGTGAAGCTGCCGATGCGTACCGACGGCATCGCCGACCTCAACGTGCGCCGCGGCATCGGTGCCTATGTCGACCCGCCGAAGGTCGCGCCCCGGCAGAAGTATCCATGTCAGGGCGTCTGGGCCGACTCGCGGGCGTTCCTCAACCCGCCTGACGCGCACAGCTTTGAGAAGGCGACCGACGACTTCGCCCGCGAGGGGCTGCGGCTGTACGGCATGACCGTCGGTCAGCCGATATGGGTGCTCGGCTACTCGATGGGCGGCACCTCGACGCAGAAGTTCCTGTCGCGGCTTCATCCCGACTGGCGGCAGTTCGTCGTCGGCGTGACGACCTTCGGCGACCCGGCGATGCCCGCCGAGGGCAGCCTGCTCGGCAACGATCCCGGCGAGGGCATCAGCAAGCAGCCACAGCCGGAATGGGTGCGCGACCGCTACTGGTCGTACTCGATCGACGGCGACTGGTACCCGCGGGCGCGAGGGCTGCTGTTCCTGCTCTACAAGATTCTGACGAGGGCCGAGTTGAGCCTCGACTTCGCGATGTATCTGTTCACCGAGTTCCCGACGCAGGCGATGCAGGAACTCATGGGCATCGAGCCGCCGAGCAGCGACGACCCGATCGACCGGGCGCTCAACGGCGTGCTGCGCCCGCTGGCCGGGCTGCTGACCTCGGGGCCGCTCGGCGCGATCGGCAGCCTGCTCAATCCGCTGGCGATGCTGAGCGTGCTGCCCGATCTGGTGAGCCTGCTGTTCGACGCGATCAAGTTCATCGCGACGAACGCGCACGGCAAGTATGCCGACCCCGCGGTGCGGCTGTGGGACGGCATGACGGCGGTCGATCACGCCGCGACGACAATCCGGCGCGTGGCCCCGCAGGGCTGCACGCTATACCTGTTCCCCGGCACTTGGTCGAACTGGAATCAGCTTTTCCAGTTCGACGTTTGGGTGCGGCTGAGCGGTGATGTGATCTAGTCGCCGACGGCGGTCAGTGTTCTACTCGCTTGACGAGGCCGTACCCTTGAGGTCGGCCTTCGTGGTTGTGGGCCAGCGCAGCGAAGCCCCGGTGTTGTCGGGAACACCGGGGCTTCGTCGTGCGAGGGGCTACTTCGCCGCGAGCGCCTTGCGCACCTCGGCGTAGATCGCCTTATCCTCGTCGGTCGCCTGCACCAGGATCACAGGCGGCGACTGGCCGACCTTCTTCTGGCCCAACTCGATGCGACCGATCAGCCACGGAATGTCGCGATCGAGGGCACGCTTGCCCTCGCGCACCAGCGGCTTGTTGAAGACGAGCACGTCCTCGATGCGCTCGCCGATCTGGTACGGCTCGCACGTCTCGACCTCGCCGTCCTTGTTGAGCACGGCGTACTCGTCGCCCTGCACGACGACCGGCGAGCGGGTGACGCTGCCTTCCTCGGGCACGGTCAGCGGGATGATGTCGAACCGGACATACTCGCTCTGCGGGTTTTCCGGCGTGTTGCTCGACGTCTTCATGAAGCCCGTCTCGGTCGGGTGCATCAGCACCAACTGACCCATGAAGTAGATCGGCTTCATGCCGCTGACGCCGCTCGGGTCGGCGATCCCGGCGTTGTCGGCGAACGGGTCGCCCTTGCGCGGCGCGGGCACCTTCGTCGGCTCATCCTCGCCGATGTTGGTCACCTCGTCGGGCATGTCGCTGCCCTTCGACGCGGTCTTGCTGGCGGTGGCGGTGCCGCCGCCCTTCTTATTGAACGGGCTATCAGCCACGATCGTTACCTTCCGGTTGTGCGGTGCGCGTGCGGGTTTGCGTGCGCGTTTTCTGGTGTCTGCTGTGGTTACAGCAGCCCCGCGACCGAGGTCGCGAAGTCGGTGAGGTCGTCATCCCAGACGTCCTGATATTCCTCGTAGACGGCCTGCCCGTCGGCGTCGCTGGTGATCGCCGACAGCGCCAGCCGGGCGGCGGCGTAGCGCAGCGCCGGGTCGGTGGGCGAGGGGATCGCGAACTTCGGAACCTCGACCTTCGCCTCGCGGCGGCGCTGCCGGGCCGCGATCGACTCGACCAGCACCTCGCCGCCCCACCACAGATTGATCGTGATCGCCTGCGCCCGCTCGGGCTGGTCGCTCGGGATGTGCATCAGGATCGCGAAGTCGCGCCTGATCTCGGGCATCGGTTCCCACGTCTTGCCGTCGAGGCCGAGCATCTTGGTCGCCCAACCGTAGACGCCGCCGACCTGCACGCCGAACGGCAGCCATGAGTAGTCGAGGCTGGTCGAGGTCTTCACGTCACCGAGCACCAGTTCGCCGGTCGCCACGACGCGGAAGATGCGGTCGATCTGACCGGCGACCGATTCCTCGCCCTGATCGTTGAGCACGACGCGCTCGACGTACTCGGGCACCGCGACCAGCCCGAAGCGGGCCAAGACGGCGCGGTAGGCGTCGATGTGGGGCCGCACGACCTCGGGCACGTCGCGCAGCAAGACGAGGCCGCAGTCGAGCGCCTCGGCCCACGCATGGACGCAGGTGCCAAGCTCGCGGGCGTCGGCCCCGCCCATCGAGTTGTCGATGTAGTCGAGCGCCTCGTCAATCGGCGTCACCTTCGTCGCGGTGCGATAGGTGTCGCGCAGGCCGTTGAGCAGCTTGCGAGCCTGCTCGTCGCCGTCCTCGGCGCGGTCGAACAGGTCGAGCACGCGGGCGACGATCATGCGCCTGCGCCACTTCTCAAGGCCGCTCTGATCATCGAGGGTCTTCGCGACCGTCGTCGCCCGCGAGAAGGCTGTCGGCCTGCCGGTCGTGGGCGAGGGCAGCCGGTACTGCTGGCGACCGTTGAACTCGACGCCGGGCCGGTGCGGGGCGGGCGGCAGCGGGTACCCGGCGAACTCGGTGCGGCGGGTCGTGTCGACGTCAGGCAGAGCGGTCATGTGTCCCTCGGTGTTCGTGTTTGGTGCGCTGGTGTTGGTGAGTGTCCCGACTGCGTCGGTGTCTTCGACAGTACACGACTTCACCGACACCGCAACCGTTTCCAGCGGTTCGGGCGCGTCGGGCGCGAAGTAGTCGGGATGAGCGTGCTCGGTGCTGTCGGTCCAGCCGTCGCCGAGCTTGCCGTCGTGGTCGACCGGGCGGCGGTAGACCCGCCCGTCGGGCTGACGGCGGGCCGGAAACAGGTGCGCGACGCTGGTCATGGCAGCCTGCCCTGCTTCATGTCGAGGAAGGCCGCGACCCCGGCGTCGGTGATGCGGTAGACCCCGCGGTAGCGGTTCGGATACTGGCCGGGCCGGGTCACCGGCAGGCCGTCGCGCAGCAGCGGCTCGATGAGCGGCGGGTCGTAGTCGGTGCGCAACTCGCTGATGCGCTTCCAGTTCGCGTCGCGGCGCAGCCCGCCGTCGAGCAGGCGCTCGGCGATCTGGCTGACCTCCCAATCGTTGAGGCCGAGCAGCCGCCCGAACTCGTCGCGGGCGTCGCGGTGCTCGTAGTGGATACGCAGCGCGACGCCGCGCAGCGAGTCCCAGCCGATCCCGCGCCTGACGGCATCGTGCGAGGGCTGTGGGTCACGCTGACGGGCTGCGGCGTGCTGGCCGGTGTGACGCCCGCCGAACGGCTGAGCGGGCGGTGTGAGGCCGGTGTAGGCCGCATCGAGCACGCGCCAGAGTTCGGCGGTGACGGTGCCCTCGGGCATCGCGTCGAGGGCGTCGGCGATCGCGTGGCCGAGCGCATCGCGCCCGGCTTCCCAACCGCGGCGGTAGGTGGTCATCGCGACACCGCCTGCGTCTGGCAGCGGTCGTGAGCGTAGATGACCCACTCGCGGCGCACGCTGTCGAACCATGCCGGGCGGCGGGTGCCGCACTGGCCGCAGTCGGCGAAGCCCTGCCGGGCGCTGCTCAGGTGCCAGTGCGGGCCGCTCGGGCAGCGGTACGGGTAGAGCGTGTTGAACACCTCGCCTCGGGCTTCGACCACGGCGCGGATGTTGGCCGCGCCCTCGCGGGCCAGCGCCCGCGTGTCGAAGCGGCGTTTGGTCGGGTAGCGGCACTCGGTCATGACGCGGTCACTTCCTCGGGGTCATCGGTCGGGGGATTGAGTTCGACGCCGTTCCAGACGAACGAACGGCAGGTGCAGCGCAGCGGTGTGCCGTGGCTGTTGCGGCACGCGCCCTTGCGCGGGTGATCCCCGCGGAAGTGCTTGCACCGCTCGCAGACGCTGTTCGACGTCGGCGCGGTCACCTTCTGCTTGCGGGCGGGGCCGGTGAACGCTCGCGCCCGGCTCGGGCCGCGCATCACTGGTCGCCCGCGTACACGACGCCGCTGTCTTCGTAGCTGCACTCGGGCCACAACTCGCGCAGGTTGCACCGCTCGTAGACGTCCTCGTCAACCTCGACGGTGCCGACCCACTCGGGATTGCTCAGGTCGGTGACTTCCAGCCGCCATTCCTCGGGCCAGAAGATCGGGTAGCCGGGCGTGCTGATGCACGACGGCGGGTTACCCGAGCACGACGTCGTGCCGGGCATCCACTGCATCCACGCGGGCGTGTAGCGGGCGTCGGTGACGGTGCCGCGCTCGGGCACCGGCTGGTCGCCGCCGCACGCCGCGAGCAGGCTCACGGCGGCGGCAGCGGCGGCGAGGACGGGTGCGCGGCGCATCAGTTCTCGATCCCGCGGTCGAGCACCTTGCTCGCGAACTTGATGCTGATCTCGTCGCTCAGCCGAGCCTTCGTCATATCGGCGTAGCCGACGATGCGCATCGAGCGGGCGAGGTTCAACTGCGCCTGCGACGGCGGCTGATTGCGACGCCACGACGAGCCGCGGTCAGGCAACTGCTGGCCCGATTCCACGATCCACACCTCGGCGGCTTCCAGCGCCTCGGGCAGGTCGACGTACTCGGGCGAGTCGACTTTGTAGCGGCCCGAGCCGGTGACCCAACCGCCGCGCCCGGTGCGCGTGTTGATCTGGCCGACCGCCCATGTGGTGCGCTCGTCGCCGCGGGGCCGAACGCCGTCCTTCGGCCAGACGAAGACGATCTCGCCGGGGTTGGCCTTGTCGATCAGATTGATGAACGGCACGCCCTTCGGCGTTTCCAGCCACAACGTCGTGTCATTGGCGAGCAGGTCGATCGTCACCATATCGACCGGCCCCTGACGCACGACCTTCGGCTCAGGCTCAACGATCGGCTCGACGTCCTGCGGCTCGATCTCGTTGCCCTGCTCATCGACCTCGGTGACCTCGGCCCCGGTGTCGAGTTGGGTCAGGTTGACGAGCTTCATGTGCCGCGCCGACCCGGCCAGATCGAGCACCAGCGCGTCGGTCTTGCCGGGATGCAGGCGCAGCGCCCGCCCGATCATCTGCGAGTAGAGGTTCTTCGACCGCGTGGGGCGGGCGAGCACCACGGCGTCGCACATCGGGAAGTCAGCGCCCTCGGTGAGCACCTGCACCGTGACGAGCGCCTTCGCCTCGCCGTCGCGGAAGGCGGCATAGATCGGCTTGCGCGACTCGTAGCTCATCGCGCCGGTCACCGCGATCGCCGGGAAGTCGGCCTCGGTCAGCGCCTCGGCGATGTGGTGCGCGGCGTCGACCGAGGCGGCGAAGATGATCGGCGTGCGGTCGGTCGCGTGCAGCTTGATCGCGTCGACAACGTAGTCGGTCGCGGCTTCCATGACCTCGGCGAGTTCCTTCTGATGGAAGTCACCGGCGACGTTGCGCACATCGTTGAGGGCGTTGAGTCCCTTGATGCGCACGGTCAGGCCGCGGGGCTGCACCAGGAAGCCTTTGCGGATCGCCCACTTGATGTCCTTCTCGTAGGCGATCGACTCGATGACGTCGCCGAGGCCGATGACGCCGCGCTCGTTGCGGTACATCGTGGCGGTGAAGCCAGCCATGAGCGCGTCGTCGTAGCCGCCCAACTCGCGAAACGTCGTGTGGAAGCCCTCGGCCCCGGCGTGATGCACCTCATCCCAATAGATGCGGGTGCGCTGGCCGAGCGCCCGACGGCGGTGCGCGGTGGCGAGGGTCTGCAACGTCGCGAAGACGATCGGCGCGTCGTGGTCGTCTTCCTCGGCCCGCACGATGCCGGTCTTGTCGGCGAGTTCGGGTGCGACGGCGATGAAGTCGCGGCGCATCTGGTCGCAGAGTTCGCCGCGGTGCGCCATAGCGAGCACCGGCTCGCCTGCGTAGAAGTCGCGTCGGATGCGCTCGCCGATGACGGTCGACTTACCCGAGCCGGTCGGAAGGACGACGCCGGTACGGCGCTTGCCCTTCGCCCACTCGCGTTCGACGGCGTCAGCGGCCTCGATCTGGTAGTCGCGTAGCTGTCGCGGCTCAACGGTCAAGGTCATGGCCCTGTCTCTCGGTGGTCGTGGTGCGTGTGAGTGTGAGTGTTGGTGTGCCAGTCGCTCGGGGTCGCCGAGCGACCGGCAGCACCTACGTTAGCCGACGGTGTCGGACTTGTCTACTGCGACTTCTGCGGTGCCTTCGACTGGTCGAGCTTGACGACGCCGAGCATGTCGCGGTGGCCCTCGATGAAGCCCGTCTCGGCCAGCACGCGCCGGATGTCGGGCGGCTTCCAGCCCTCGGGCTTGAGAATCTTGCCGTCGTCGCGGCGGGCCACGGTGCCGTCCTCGCCGATCTTGGCGAGGTTCGACCGGAACACCTCGCGGCACACCTCGCGGGCGGCGTCCTCGCCGAAGTAGGCGAGCAGCGTGCCGTAGGCGATCACGATCATGTCGGCCAGCCCGTCGGCGATCTCGACCGGGTCGTCGCGATCTTCGCCGTCGAAGTATTCCTCGACTTCCTCGGCGAGCAGGTTGCGACGCAGCTTGCGCAGGTCGAGATCGCTCAGCCCGTTCGCGAACGTCTGCCCGCTGGCGGTCATGAAGTCGGCGGTTGCGTCGAGGATGTTGGTCATTTTGCGCCCTTCCCGCTCGCCGCCTGCGCCGCCGCGGTGAACACCGGGGCGAGATTCTTGAGGCCAAGCAGCTTCAACTCGTTGGCCGACACGGTGTCGCCGGTCGCCGACTTGAGCACCTGCAACAGCGCCCTCGTCTCGGTGACCTCGGCGGGCGACAGCAGCTTCGGCGGTGCCTCGACGTTGCGCTTGACGACGTAGTCATCGACCGGCTGGTAGAAGATGTTCTCGACGTCGGACACGCCGAGCGCCGATCGCACCTCGGCCCGCGAGACGGGCGCGGCCCCGGCCTTGCGCAGCCGCTTCGACAGATAGTCGCGCAGCTTGGCGACCTCGCTGTGATTGAAGTGCTCGACGGCGTGATCGGCCCGGTAAGCCTCGCACGCCTCGGCGTACTTGGCCTGCGCGGTGTCGTGCGCCGACAGCGCCGCCTCGGCGACCTTGATCAACTGAGCACGGTTGAACGTGACAGACATAGCGGTGTGATTCCCTTCGTGGTTGTGATCGCCGAGATCAGTCGACGTCGCTGTCGTCCATGATCTCGGCAGCGTGTGCCTGACGCGCTTGCTCAGGCGTGCCGGTGCTCGGGATGTACCGAGCACCAGAGTCGGTCCCGCTCAGCGTCGCGAGCAGGTTGTATCGCAGCGCCCGGTCGATGCCCTCGGCGACCTTGAGCTTCCACGCCCGGTCGGCGTCGGCACGCTGCGCGGTGTAGGCGTCGGGCTTGACGCCGTGGAAGGCGTCGGTGCGGGTGATGCCCTGCTGCGTGAAGTTGTCGGCGAAGGCGCGGATGCGGATCGCCGTCTCAACGATCGGCTCGGGAACCGGGCGAGCGAACACGATGTCGCCTTCCATCGGGTCGATCGTCCCGCTCGGGCCGGTGATCACCGGGGCGTTGATGTCGGTCACGTCCTCGATGACCGAGGCGCTGTTCATCATCAGCAGCGGCAGCGGAGTGTCGAGTTGCTCGATGTTCTTCTGCTTGGTCACCTTCAACTCGATCGGCTTGCCGGGCAGCCGACCCTCGGCGTTGAGCAGCGCCTCGTAGTCCCACGTCGCATGACCGATCAGCAGTTCGCTGTCGAGCGCACCGTTGAGCGCCGAGCTACCGCGCCCGCTGTCGCCGACCTTGCCGGTGTGATGCACCACGGCCACGCCCGCGCCGGTCAGTTCCTTGAGCCGGTCGAAGCGGCGCACGGCCTTGCCGACGTCGGTCGCGCTGTTTTCCTCAAGCCCGGTCGACATACGGGCGAAGGTGTCGAACACGACCAGCCCGATGCCCTGACGGGCGATGTAGGCGGCGATGTCGGCCCACGCATCGTTGTCGGCCTTCGCGAGGATGATCGAGTCGCCGAGCAGCATGTCGGCACCGAGGTCGATCTTGTGCGCGGCTTCCCACGCCCGCAGGCGTTGCACGGCCCCGGCCAGCCCCTCGCCGGGCAGGTAGAGCACCTTCGTCTTGAGCACCCGGCGACCCTGCCACGACTTGCCGGTCGCGATGTGGCAGAGCATGTCGAGCACGACGCTGGACTTGCCGACGCCGGGCGGGCCGATGATGCTCGACAGCCCGCGGTGCTCGATCAGCCCCTCGATGATGTACTCGGGCGGCGGCAGGTCGCGCCAGTGCGAGAAGGGCGCGATGCGCGGCACGCCGTTGTGCGGCGAGTCGAAGACGTCGGGGTCGTGCTCGGTCACCTCGTCGGCGTAGGGCGAGTCGGCGGCGACCGCGGTCTTGCCGGTGCCCGGCTTGCCGAAGTCGGCGGGCAGGTCGCTCAGATCGTCGGCGTCGTAGACCGGCTCGGCCTTCGGCTGCGCGATCGTCACCTCGCCCTCGTCGGCGCGGTGCCCGCCCGTCTCGGCGGCGTCATCCTCGTCGGCGGCGTGCCAGAGATTGCCGTCGTCGTCGGTGACGAACAGCCCGGCCTCGGTCTGGCAGGCGAGACAGAACTGCGTCGGCCCGTCGGTGACGGTCACCTCGACCTCGGTCGGCAGGTTGAAGTCGCCGTCGCCCATATCGCCGACGCCCTCGGCGGCGAGCGGGTCGCCGTGCAGCCCGTCCTCGACCGCGGTGTCGGGCATCAGGTCGAGCGCGTCGAGCGCCTTGCCGACGTTGCCGTCGAAGCTCGCCGCGGCGACGGCCTGCAACTTGCTCAGCGTCCGAACGCCGTGGTCGAAGTCGAGCACCTTGTCGAACGGCTCGACGTCGTGGTCGGTCCAGACGTGAAGCGGCGCGTTGACCTCGGTGTAGCGGCCCGCGGTGCAGCCGGTGTCGTGCGCGGTGGCCGACTTCGGCGAGGCGTGCTCGCCGGGCGCGGTCCAGACCGGGCAGCCGCAACTGTCGGCACGCGGCGCAGGCGACCAGCCGAGCGGCGCGAGGATGTCGGCCCACGACACCGCCTCGGCCCACTTGTCGATCTCACCGGCCAGCCCCTCGTTGCGCTCGCCGTCCTCGGGGCGACGCGCTCGCTCGGCCCGCAGGTGACCGGCCTTGTTGAGTTCCTCGGCCAGCCACGCGGGCAGCGGGTAGACGTGACCGACGAGTTCGTATGCGCCCTCGGGCCGGGTCGACGGCGGGATGAGCACATAGCGGTTGCGCCAGAGCACCGCGAAGCCGTCCTCGCCGCCCCACGTCATCGCGCCGAGGTTCTCGGGAAGCTCGACGCCCTCGGGCACCGTGAAGTAGTAATGACCGCCGTCGCTGTGGATCATCGTGCCTTCGGCGTCGCGCTGGCCGGGCGTGATGACCGTCGGCGGGATGTCCTCGATCTCGGCGACTTCCTGCCAGCGCCGCATCTGGCCCGCGGTGTCGCAGTCGACCACGACGAGGCGGCTGCGACCGACCTCGACGGCGAGGTTGATCGGCACGCCGTCGGGGTAGCGGCGGCTCAGTTGGTCGACGTAGCGGTCGATGTAGCGGCAGATCGTGGTCTTGTCGGCGGTCGCCAGCGCCAGCCCGGCGGGTGCCTTGACCATCTGCCAGTCGCGCCGACCGGCCTCGCGGGCGGCTTCCTGCGCGGCCTTGTTGTGCCGCGACTTCATCTGCGGCGTGCGCATGTCGGCGGGCACCTTCGACTCGGGCCAGATGAGCAGCAGGTGCAGACCGGCGTCGCACGCCTGCCGGGCGAACGCCTTGACGGCCTCGGGATCGCGGTTGTTCACGCCCGAGCCGAGGATCGCCTCGATCGGGTTATCAGAGCCGAGCATGATCAGTCAGTGCCTTCCGTTGTGGTTGTGTTAGCGCAGGTCATCGACACTATGCCGACTGCCGGTCGTCGTGCAACTGGCCCCTAGATGTTGTGGTGTGCAGCGCGTCGAGACACTGCATCTGGGACTTGCGCCGGTTGGCGAGCCGCACGCCGCGACCGATCAGCATCTTGTGCATCGGGTCGAGCGTGCGCTCGCGGTGCAGCCCGCAGGTGCAGCCGGGCGGGCAGCGGTGGCCCTTGGCAGGCATCAGCGATCACCTCGCTGCGCGATCTCGCCACCGAGGGCGGCGTAGCCGCAGATGTCGACCCATGAGTCAGCGTGATCGGGCGAGGCGACGAGGCGGCTGACCTTGAGCAGCGTCAGGCACAGCGCGACCTGCTCGGGCATGATGTCGACGCCGATCACCTCGGACCAGAGCCGGGCCAGCCGCGAGAAGGACTCGGTCGCGTCGCCGTAGCTCGCCTGCCGGTCGCCGCAGATCAGCGACTTTGCGGTGTCGAGCACGACCTCGCGGGGCTGCGGGACGGCGGCACCGAGGCCGCAGTCGACCGCCTCGGCCCACTTCATGTCCGAGGCGAAGGTGCCGTCGTCGGGCACCTCGATCCCGATGTTGCCGGTGCCCTCGCCCGAGTAGGTGGTCGACCACTCGGCGGTCATCGGGTTAGTGCGCGGGTCGCAGGGCTTGTCGTCGCACTCGGGGCTGCCGTGGTGCTCATGCGGCTCGCGGATGTCACAGAAGGCGACGTGACAGACCGGGCCGGGCAGCGTGCCGGTGAACTTCTCACCCGGCGCAGGCCGCGGCATCGAGGTCGTCGGCCCGCCCGGCTGCTCGGCCTGCGACAGCGGGTCGCGATGCGCCCTCGACTCGGCGGTGAACGGGTGCGTGTCGGCCTTGCAGCCCGGCCTGATCAGCGGCGAGTGCGGCAGACAGATGCACGGCTCGGACTCGTTGCCGGTGCGCACCTTCTCGGTCTTGCGGGCGGCGACGTCGCGGTAGTGCGGGTGCCGGTTGGCATCGCTGCCGTGCAGGCGGCACTCGCTGTTCGGCTTGCCGACGTCGAGCAGTTCGGGGTCGCAGGTGCAGCGCGGCGGCTGATTGTGATCGGTCATTGTGGTTGTGTCCCTTCGCATTTCGGTCGTCAGACCTTTTTCCAGTTACTGCCCATGTCGGCGCGGTCGGTGCGCAGAACCGGCGTGCGCTGCGCCCACCGACACAGGAACTCGGGCGGCGTGCTCATGATGCGCTGCGCCTCGTCGGCGACCGGGGTCGCGACGACGAGTTCGTCATGCATCGCGAGGTAGATGTCGTCGGCGATGCCCGCGGCTTCCATCGCCTCGATCGTGTGGGCCAGCACGTCATAGGCCGACCCTTGGATCGCGTAGTTCACCGCTTTGTATTCAAAACCGGGGTCGACCGGCAGGATGCGCCCGCCCGCGGTAATCACGACGCCGTGCGTCTCGGCGACGGTCATCGCCTTCGACATCCACGCCTCGCAGCGCGGCATCGCCGAGAACATCTGCCGCCTGATCTGCGCGGCACTCTCGTCGGTGTGCCCGATCTGCGCGGCGAGCTTGGCGATCCCGAGGCCGTACATCGTGCCCAACAGCACCCGCTTCGCGATGTCGCGGTCGACGCCCGCGGCCCGCATGATCGGCTCGTAGAGATCGTCGCCGCGCTCATACCCGGCGACGAACTCGGCGTCGCGGGCCATTGCCGCCATAGTCACCGGCTCGATCTGCGACCAGTCGATCGACGTCAGCCCGACGCCGTCGTCGGCGATGATCGCTCGGGCTTCCTTCGGGAACTGCTGCAACTCGGGCGACGAGTAGCTCATGCGCCCGGTCGCCGACGCCCCGAGCACGCCGACCTGCGGGTGACAGCGCCCGGTGACGCTGGCCTGCCGCACGACCTTCTCAAGGTAGCCGAGCACCTTGTCGGTCGAGGCGAGGTGACGCTGAGCGGCGGCGAGCGGGTGATCGAGGCCGTCGAGGTCGGCCTTCGTCGCCTTGAGCTTGCCGGTCGGCGTGCGCGGCCACGGCTGCGGCAACTCGCCGATCGAGTCGAGGTAGTTGACCAGCCCCGCGCCCTTGCCGCTGCCGCCTTCCAGCCCGGCGATCGCGAGCGCGGCGTGCGACTCGTTGCGTTCCTGCTCGACCTGCTCGCGGTAGGTGTCGAGGTAGGCGAGGTCGACGTTGAGGCCGATCGCCGAGCGCCGCAGCATCACCCGATGCACGACTTCCTGCGTGTGCAGGATCGCCTCGGCCTCGGCGTCGGTGGTCGCGCCGTACTGCACGAACGGATGGTCGAGGGTCCAGTTGACGCACATCGCCCGCAGCAGCGGCTCAAGTCGCAGCGTCGCCACGGTGTCGGCCATAGCGCCGTAGCGGTAGACCGGGCTGTCGATGTCCATGCCTTCGTAACCGGCCTCGATCGTGCGATACCCGGCAGCCTTGAAGGCGCGTTCCATGCCGCCCTTGAACTCGGTCAGCCCGAGATACTTCGTCGCCAGCGCCCCGAGCGACTTGCCGACTTTGACGTCGGGCAGCGCGAAGCGGGCCAGCAGCAGCGTGTCGACCAGCCGGTCGATCGTGCCCTTGCCGACGAGGCCAGCGTGCCAGAGCGGCGGCGTGTCGAAGGGCGCGTTGTGGAAGGCGATCGTGCGGGCGTGACCGAACAGGTCTTCGACGGCCTGATGATCGGTGCCGTTGCGTCGCGGGTCGAGCAGCACGGCCTGCGTGCCGCCGCCCGGCCATTCCCACGCCGCGGTGACGCAGTTGATCGTGAAGGTGTTCACCAGCCCCGGCGTCTCGATGTCGGCGGCGATGTCGACGTTGCGGTACGGCAGCCGCGTGACGAACTGCTCGACGCAGCGCAGAGCTTCCTCGCCGGTCGCGAGGTGCGCGTTGAGCACCGGGTCTTTGATCGTGCGGGACGGCACCCGCGGGTCGAGACTCATGTCAGCCCTTCGGTCGTGGTTGTGGTCATTCGATGCTCAGCGCCCCGAGCCTGATCTGATCGCGCAGCGTCGAGGCGACCGTCACGATGATCTCATGCTCGGCCCCGTCGATGACCTGCTGACAGATCACCGCGGCGAGTTCCATGCCGTCTCGGGCACCTCGGGCGTGTGCCCGGCGCACAAGCTCGGTCATCTGGTCGGCGACTGCGCTCGCCTGCTCGCGAAGCTCGTCGGGTACCTCGTCAGGTGTCGGCATCGCGGGTCAGCCACGCCTCAAACTCGGTCGCCATATCGAGCACCGGCTTCGCGTCGGTGAACGTGCGCGAGTTGACGGCGTCGCCCGCTGCGACGATCGCCGCGGCCTTGAGCGCCGCCTCGCGTGCCCACGTCCCGCCGGAAGCCTCAAGTCCCTCGATGAACGACTCGGCGTCGAAGCCGTCGTCGCTCACTGACGGCCCTCGATCGCGGTCTTCGTCTCGTCGCTGACCCGAGCGATCGCGATCTTGCGCTCGTAGGTGGTCAGCGCCGCGGCCAGCGCCTCGGGCATTTCCTCGCGGTCGGCCCCGAAGGTGCGGTGCCTCGACTGCACATCGGACACCTCGCCCGACTTGAGCCGCTGCGGGCCGGTGAGCCGGGTGCGGAACAGCTTGCCGTTACGCCAGTCGGCGGTCAGGAACCGCGGCGAGAAAGCGACGGTCTTGCTGTAGTCGGCCAGCATGTCGACCAGAGCGTCGGGATTGACCGCGAACCGGGCGGTGTGCTCGACGTCGACCGAGGTGCCGGTCTTGGTCGTGTAGGTGGTCATCTTGGTCGTCGCGCTCAGCCAGTCGATGACCTTCGTGCCGGTCAGCGGATCGTCGGCGCTGCGCTGCTCGTTGAGCAGGTCGAGCACCTCGACGGCCTGCGGGATACGGTGCGTGTCATTGCCGGTCGCGATCGACTCGGCCTCGCGGCGAAGCCGGTCGCCGATCTGGTCAGGGTTGTCGATGCGGGGCTTGTTCGGTTCGGTCATGGTGTCGCTTCCTGTCGGGTCGGGCGTTGTCGAGTTCGGTCAGCGCGGCAGCCGGATGATCACGCCCTGCGGGCCGGTGATCGTGCCGTCGGCGTTGAGCGTGTAGTCGGGCGATCCGCCCGCGGCGACCCACGACCGAAGCTCATCGAAGACGTCGGTCGGCAGTTCGGGGCCGCAGTTGCGGTCGCCCATCGTGGCGCAGTTCCAGCCCGGCTCGTCTTCCTCGATGCGCGGCGGCGGGCCGAGCATCAGGTCGTAGACGCTGGCCGGTTGCCACTCGGCGCGGTCGGTGCCGGTGATCGCCTCGGCGTACTCGGCGAAGTCGAACGGCTCGCCCGACGCGGCGGGCATCGGCACGGCGATGTCGTCGGGTGCCGCGGCGTCGCATCCGACGATCGCATAGCCGATGCCGCAGCCGAGCACGACCGCCCCTGCGAGGACGGCAAGCGGTGTTCTGGTCATGATTCCCCTTCGTGGTTGTGCGGCGGGTCGATCCCGCCTACGGGTAACCAAAGTAACCGACGCTGTCGGGTCAGCGCAACTGCCGCTGCTCGGGCGAGTTATCCGACGAGGGTCGGCGAACACCCGAACGTGCCCACACCTGCCCTCGCGACATCTGCGCGAGCAGCGTCAGGCGGCGGGCCAGACCGTAGTCGAGGTCGGCCAGCAGCGAGTCCCACTCGCCCCGGCGTTGCAGTTCCTCGACCATGAGCACGATGCGGGCGACGTCGATGTTCGCAGCGCCGGGCACCGCGGCGCAGAAGCCGAGCACCAGTGCGATCGAGGCGGTCGACTGCGCGGTCAGGTCGGGGCTGTCGGTGGTCATGCGGGTAACCCTACACCGGGTATCCCGGCTCGGTCGGCCTCGCGTGCGCGGGCGCGGGATTATTCCCCTCGGATGCCGTGACATTCTAGGGAATGTGATACAGATCACATCAGGTTGTGAACTACCTTGTCGTGGTCTTGACAGGGTCGATAAGATCGGCTCGCGACCGAAGCCGATCATTATCGCGACCCCTGATCAATCCCCCGACGGCCTCGCTGATGCTCGGCGAGTGAGAGTGTGGGCGAGGCTAATCTGATTGCGGTCGTGGGCCGCATCAACGCGCTGCTGGCACCCGCCCTACGGGGCGGGCACCCGGCGCACCGATAGCGCCGGTGACGGGTAACCCGTAGCGAGGTGACCTACGACGAGGTAACCTGTTCTCATGTCCCACGGTATGAAGTCCCGACGCTCACGGCCTCGCACGCCCGAGGTGCCGCCCGATGTCGAGCACATCGACACGACACTGGCCGACTACGCCGTGCGCATCCGCAAGCAGACCGACGGCCTGATGATGTTCGATGATGTTGTGCTCGCGCTGGCCGTGGCCCGCGAGAAGCAGCGGCAGATCAAGGAACTGCGTGCAGCCGCTCACGCCCGCTGCAAGGCGCTGGCCGAGCGCGGGGCTGCGGGTGCCGGGCCGTATCGCTTCGTGACGACGGTGCGCACGACGACCAAGACGGCGGTGCCGAGCGAGAAGCTCAAGGCCGCGCACCCGAAGCTGTGGGCTGCGGCTCGGGTCCGTGTCCCGTATGTGGCGGTGAAGCCGCCGAAGGACGTCGACCTTCCGGTGACGCTGCCGCGGCTGCCGGTCTGTGGTCGGCTCGCGCCGCCCGAGCAGGCGGCGGCGATCTACCTCGACCCGGCCTATAAGAACTCGTTGGCGCTGGTCAAGGAAGACATCGAAGACGCGAAGGCGGTGCTCAACGAGATCGCCGACCGCATCGAGTGGGACGGTCACGCGCTGCATTTCGCCGACGGCTGGCGAGTTACGACCTCGACGCTGCGGTATGAGTCCGACATGCTCGCCGTCATCGCGCCTGATGTTTTCGACGCGCTCGCCGAGAAGCGCACGACCGAGTCGGAGACGCTGCGCATCGTGCTCGGCGAGTTCGACCCCGAGGGCGACATCGAGGCCGACTGATGGTTACCTGCGAGGTAACCCGGCGATGGTAATACAGGTAACCCATAGGGTAACCTCGGTGACTATGGCGACCCATACCAGCGCGGGCGACCGCGCAGTGCTCACGAAGCCCGAGCCGACCCCTCGGATGCGCGGGCCGGTCAAGGGGCTGATCCCGGTCAAAGGCACCGCTGAGCAGCACCGACGGCTCAAGGTGGCGGCTGCCGAGGAAGGCATGACCTACATCGAGTTGATCGAGGCGCTGCTCGACATCCGCGAGGAACGCATCGAGCGGCGGCGGCGACAACAGCCCTCGCCGCTGCACCGACCAGCAGACGAGGCGGCGAACGCGTGACCGAGCAGACTCTCGACCGCACCGACATTTCGCACGCCGTCAACCGCGTCAGCTTCCCGATGCGATACGAGACGGGCGCTCAAGCCGAGGCGGTGCAGCGTGCCGCACGCAAGGCCGTGGCCGCGCTCGACCGGCTCGCCCTTGAGTGCTCGATCGCCGAAGCCCGGCGCGTCGAGGCCGACGCCCGGCGCACCGCCGAGCGGCAGGCCAAGCTCGCGGCGTCGCTGGCGAAACAGCGAGGCAAGTCATGACCGACCTGATCACCGCCGCGGCGATCGAACTCGCCGAGCACGGCGACGGTTGGATCGGCAACGGCACCGGCAAGGCGCGGTGTCGCTGCGGGCATCAGGCCAGCCTCGGCGAGTCGTGGCACCGGCACACCGCGGCGGCGATGCTGTCGGCGACGGCGCAGGCCGCGATCGACGGTCTGGCCGGTGCCCGATGATCTGGCGACTGCTGGCCGTGCTGCTCGACCGCGGGCCGCGCTACCGCATCTGCGAAGACCCTGACCAACTCGGCTATTGGGCCGAACCTATCGAGGACTGATGACCATGACCGCAGTCGGGACTGTCGTGCCCGAACTGACCGACGAGCACCGCGACGGCACGATCTGGGCCGACGCCGATCTCGCGCTGTGGTCGCCGGTTCCCGCGATGTTCGGTGGCGGCTGGTGCGTCACGACCCGCCTGCCGTTCGGCATCACGCAAGACCACCTCGCCGAGGGCACCCGCACCTACGGCCCCTACGTCGCGGTCATGCCGCCCGTCGAGGAAGGCGGCGACGATGCCCGCTGACGGCTTTACACCGATGCTCGGCCCCGAGCCGCAGCAGATCATCGCCCTGCGTGACGCGCTGGCCGAGTGGACCGATACACCCGAGTCGGTCGGCCCGCTGACGGCGAGGCTGGTCGACGCTGCGGTCGATGTGCTCGCAGAATGGGATCGAGGCCGGGCAGCGACGGCGCTGGCGATGCGCGAGGCGATGCGCACCACGATCAGCGAGCACGCGCTGCGCAACCTGCGCGAGTTCCCCGGCCTCGGGAAGGACGACCAGCCATGAGCACCGCAGCGGTCGACCCGTTCGATGACCACGGTCAAGGCGAGGACGAAGACGACTACTTGGCGCAGCGCCGGGCGCAGGTGATGCTGCTCAAGCACTCGGGCGGCACCTACACCGAGATCGCCCGCGTGCTCGGCATCAGCACGACCACGGTGCGGCGCGACTACTTCATCGCGCTGCGCGAGCAGCGGATGCTCAGCGCCGAAGACCGGGCAGCCCGGCAGGTCGCGATCCTCGGCGACATCTGCAAGGCGAACTACTCGGCGATGCTGACCGGCGACAAAGACGCCGCGATCACGATCATCAAGGCGCTAGAACGTGAGGCCAAGCTGTTCGGCCTCGACGCGCCGACGCGACTGATCGCAGGTGTGTCGAGCGAGCAGTTCGCCACCGAGGCGCACGACCTGATCAACAAGATCATCAAGCTCGACCCGACCGCGCTACACGAGATTGAGGGGCCACGACATGCCGCACGACCCGACACCGATCATCATCGGATCGTTGACGCCGAGGTCGAAGACGACCTCGCTGCCGGGCACGCCCCGGCCATTCCCGAAGGTGCGGTCGATCCGTACTGGCGCGATCCTTGGGCCGTCGACCCCGCCGAGCCATACGGCTTCGATGGCACCGAGGCCGATCCGCAACTCTGGCAGCGTGCTCAGCGCGATCAGCGACCTGCTGCGCCGGTTGAGGAAGACGAAGCCGACGACCTCGACGGCTGGTCAAACATCGGCTGACCTGCCGATGCTGACGCATCGCAGCGAGTTGGTCGAGCGGCACACGATCACCGCTGCCGTCCCGCCGTGGGCGCGGTACGACTTCGGCGGCACGATCGAGACGATGCACCGTGACGCGGTGATGCGGGCACGCATCTACGCCGAGTCGCAGGGGCTGGAACTGCTCGGCGTGCATCGCATCGAGAAGGGCGGGGCCGACGGCACGACCGAGGTCGGGTGCGCGTTCAACGTCACCGTCGCCCGCGGCTTCTACGACGACGATCACCGGGCGACGTCGTGGGTCTACTCGGCCCGCTGGCGGCGCTGGTGGCGCACCTTCGCCGGGCTGGACATCGACAGCCGCCGCACCCGGCGCAAGGCGATCCGCGACGTGCTGCGGGCCGACACCGACGCCCGCGTGATCAAGTTCCCCGAGGACGGCCCGCAGCGATGACCGATCACACCTACACCGAGGAAGGCAACACGATGAGCACCGACGAGCGCAAACCCGAGCCGACGTGCGAGGACATGATCGCCCCGCCCGATCCGACGCCCGCCGAGATCGCGGCCAACCACAACGCCGCGCTCGCTCAGATGCGCGAGTCCGACAACGTGCGGATGCGGGCGATCGGCGTCATCGGCGGCTGGCTGCTCGACACCTTCGACCTCGACCCCGAGTTCGACGCGGTCGACGCAGGCATCGACCTGATCAAGACGCTGACCGCCGCCGACTTGCAGACCTTCATCGGCGACGACCTGCGAGCGCACATCGAGGCGATCGTCAAGCGCGAGCGGGCACGCGCCCACTACGCCGCACCGCCGGTCGCCAAGCAGCCCGACCCGACGCCCGGCGTCGAGCGGGCCGCAGCACGGCGCGAGGTCGTCAGCCGCACCGACGGCGGGGCCGAGGTGATCGAGAAGCGCAGCGTGTTCCTCAACCGCGACGAGTTCGCGAAGGTCGCCGACGGCACCTACCAGCCGGGCACCGTGCCCGAGGCGCACCGCGGCGTGCCGGTCTGGGAGGGCGGCACCGAGGGCAGTCACACCGAAGCCTGCGACGGCGAGCCGCATGTCGGCAAGCCGTGCCCGATCGACTACCCGTAGTGCTGTGGGCAAGCACCGCGGCGTCACCCGCACCCGGTTCCCCGGCGGCGAGCGGCGTCGGCCTCGACGCGACAACGAGGTCGTCGCCCGCGAGCGCAAGGCCGCGAAGGTCGAGCGCAACTGGCGCGTGAAGCGCATCGAGACGGGCGAGGTGCTCGCCTTTGAGCCGGGCGGCGAGTATGAGCAGGTCTTCGACAGCGGGGCCGACCCGTTCTGGCAGGCCGTCGAGTTCGCTGCTGCGTGCCTGCGCGGCGAACGCTCGCCCGACGACCCGCCCGACGAGTAGGCTCGATCCCGATGAGCGCCCTTCCCGACTATGGCAAAGGCCGTCTGCTGCACCACGACCCGGCGAGCCGGGCATACGGTGCGCCGACGGCGAAGCCGGTGCCGCGCAGCGTGAGTCACCGCATCAACGCCGAGGCGCTCAATCAGGACGGCATGAACGCCTGCGTCGGCTTCACCTTCGCGCAGTTGCTCAACTGCGCCGCGGCGATGCCGGTGCGGCAGCGGTTCAACCGGGCGCTCGGTCGACCGTCGCGCTGGCTGCTTGAGGAAGCGCACGCGCTGCGGCTGTACGAACTCGCCACCGAGCACGACCCCTTCGATTGGGTCTACCCGCCGGTCGACAACGGCTCAAGCGGCCTCGGCGGCGCGAAGGCGCTGCACAAGCTCGGCATGATCGGCTCGTATGCGTGGACGTTCGACTTCGCGACCGCGATCGGGCACGCGCAGCTACAGCCGGTCGCTGTCGGCACGATCTGGACCGCGGCGATGGATGACCCCGACAGCCGCGGGATCATCCGCATCGGCAGCGCCGCGCAGGTCAACGAGGCGCTCGACCGCGGCATCGGGCACGAATATCTGTGGCGCGGCGTCAACTGGCCGCGCAAGCTCGCCCGCATCCGCAACAGTTGGGGCGAACAGTGGGGCGACGACGGCGAGGCGTGGATTCCCCTCGATGACCTTGAGATGTTGATCATGAAGTATCAGGGCGACGTCTGCGTGCCGAGGCTGGTCTGATGTGGTCTGACCCCGATCACGACATCGCCGCCGATCTGGCGGCGGCGTGGGACAGCGCCAACGTCCAAGCACAGCACCTCGCCGTCGTGGCCGAAGGGCACCGGCTCAACGCCGCGGTCGACGCGCTGCTGACCTCGGTCGGCGGGCAGACGCTGACCGTGGCCGAGGCACGCGAGCGCCTGCACGCGCTGATGGGCATCGGGTGATCGACGTGCGCCTTCCCGACTTCGACCCGCGACCGCATATCATCGCCGCTGTGATCCTGTCGTGTCTGGCCTTCGGCCTCGCGCTGGCGGCGCTGGCCGTCGCGATTGTGGTCGACCTCGACGGCCTCGGGATCGGTGCGCCATGAGCGACGCTGACGATCTGCCGCGCTGGTCACCGGATGAGCTTCTGGTGCCCGCGATCCTCGCCGGGTCGCCGACGGTCATGAGCGACCTGTCGCTCGCCGACCGGGCGTGGGCGGTGCTGCAACTCAAAGACCTCGGCTATACCGCCGAGTTCACCGCCGAGCGCCTCGACTGCTCGGTGCGGCTGGTGCGCTCGATCATCGCCGACGACCTCGGGCAGGTGATGCGGCGCTACATCGACCAGAGCGAGACGAATACCCGCGAGTCGGTGATGACCGCCGCCGAGGTCAAGCGCCTCGCCGCCGAGCTTGCCGCCGCCGAGGCCGCTCGCGATCGCTATCACGGTCAGTTGACCCGACTGCTCGATGACCGCCGCGAGGGCCGCGACCCGGTGTTCCGCAAGTGCGGCTGCCCGAAGACCCGCTACAACACCTACATTCACCCGAAGACCGGCAAAGCGTCGTGCCGATACCACCGACGCCTAGCTCAGCGCCGCTACGAACAACGGCGGCGTGAGACAGGGACTGCGCCCCTGTCGGCGTAGTTCTGGTAACACTGATAACCCACAACCGAAGGAAGGCAGACCATTGTCGTCTGATCAGCCAGCACCGGCACCCGTCATCGTGTACTCGACCGGCCCGGCCTGCTATAAGTGCAACCTCACGAAGCGCCAACTCGACAAGCGCGAGATCGCCTACGAGGAACGCCCCGCCGACAGCGCCGAGTGCAAGGCGCTCATCGACGCGCACGGCTTCACGTCAGCGCCCGTCGTCGTGGCCCCGAGCGGCGATGTCTGGGACGATTACCGCCCCGACCGCATCGACGCCCTGCTCGCCCTCGCCCGCGTCGCATAGCGCCGCTCAGACACGAACGCCCCGACCTGCTGGCCGGGGCGTTCGGTGTCGGTGCTCAGTTGACGGCGCGGCCCGTCTCGTCGCGGATGACGTAGGTGTAGCTCGCCTGCGCGACGCGCCCGCAGCGCACGGTCAGCGTGCGGTCGGTGATGCCGTAGGCGCGACCGAAGCGGGCATCGAGGTCGGCGCGGGCCGCGGCCTCGTCGGCGTGCTCGGTGACGACGGTGCCCGCGGGATTGCCGATCGGGCTGACGGTCAGAGTGTGCATGATTCTCGCTTTCCGGCGGGTCGATCCCGCCTCACACGAACGAAGTTACCCGACTGCGCCGCATTAGTCAAGCCGGGCCAGAAACGAGAAACGCCCCGCTGGCGGCGGGGCGGGGCGTTCTCGTCTCGATCAGATGATCGCTCGACCGTTGTGCTCGATGTTCCACTCGATCGTGGCGGTGAGATCGGCGCGGGCGGCGTCCTCGGTGGGGCCGTATCCGAGCGTCGCAGCACCTCCGCGGCCTCGCAGGGTCGCACGGTAGCGGCTGTTCGCCGGGCAGAAGTGATCGAAGTCGATCTCAGCGGTCGCGGCAAGCTCGATAGCAGTCATGGTGACCTTCTCTCTGTAGTTTTCAACTTCGGCGGGTTGCTTCCCGCCTGACACAGATAAAGTTACCCGACAGCGTCGTAGTTGTCAACACGACAGCAGAAATTGGCCGAACGCGCTGGTCAGCGCCCCGGCGGCTCGATGACGAGCAGCAACTCGGCGAGCAGAATGAGCGCGACGATCAGAGCACCGAGGGCGATCGCCGCGATCACGGCTAGCTCGGTGTCCTGCGGCCCTTGCGACCGCTGTGTTTGGAAGCGGGCAGCCGTCGGTATCGCACCTTCGGCCCGCCCTTGGTCTTGTGCGCCTTCTCGCGTGCCCACGGCTGGCCGCTGGCGAACGCCCATTTCCACTGCTTTTTGCTCTTGAAGCCCCGGTAGCCGCCCCGGCGACCGAACGCCCCGACGCCGGTATGCCGCCCGACGCCGCCGGTCGAGGCGCTCAGCGCGACGGCGCTGCCGCGGCGCTGCGCGATCCTCGGTGACGACTTCGCCAGACCTCGGCGGGTGCCTCGGCGGGTCGATCCCCGCCCGCGTGATCGTGCCATGACACTAGGTCTACCCGCCCGGTGTGCGTGCTACCCGACAGGCGGTCGAAGCTCGCGCTCAAGGCGGCTCATCGCCCGCCCGAGGGCTGCCCGGCGGGCCGTCTCGGCTTTGTCGCACATCGGGTAGCCGGGCATGTTCCTGACCACGGTGTAGAAGTCGCGCCCGATCGTGCGGGCGACCTCAAAGTAGCTCGCGCCGTCATCGAGCAGCGGCTTCGCGATCGCGGTGTCGGCCTCGGTCCACGGTCGGGCGACATGCCGCCTCGGCGGCTCGATGCCCTCGCGTCGTAGACCGCGGCGCACCGTCTCGACGGCGACGTCGAGCTTGAGCGCGATCGCGTCGATCGAGTGGCCGTGCCCGAACAACTCGACCATCTGCTCGCGGCGCTCGGCGGCGCGGCGCATCTGCTCGACGTTGGCCTTCCTGATCGTCTCGACGGTCATGCTGCTGCCTTCTCTCGATTGAGGCGCACGACCTCGACCGTGCGCCGCTGGCCTTGCCGACAACTGCACAACAGGCAGTGCGGCGCGATGTTGTCGCGGCAGTAGGTGCCGCCGCGCTCGCCGGGGATGATCCGGTCGGCGACGAGGTCTTCGTACTCGCAGAGCACGCCGCAGTCCCAGCACGGCACCGTCTCGCCGTCGCCGCCCCAACCGGCCCGAACGCTCAACAGCCAGAGCTTGCGCGAGCGCCGGTCGTAGCTCGACCCGCGCTCGGCGCTGTTGCACCGGCCCGAGGTGCTGCTCACGGTTCGACCCCGGTGAGCATCCGGTAGACCTCGGGGTTGACGTTGTGCAGAACGAACTCGATCGTCGTCGTGCGCTGGAATCGGGTCGCGATCGGGTCGCGCAGATCGAGGGACACGCCCCAACCGGCTGCATTGAGTTCGCACCAGCCGACGACGTTCGCGTAGTAGACCGTGCCGGGCTTCATCGTGTGGACCCGCTCGGCCCGCCGATGCCGCCCTGCGCGGGCCAGCGTGTCGGAAACGGCCTTGAGCGCCCGAAGCTCGGCCTCGATCGCCAGCGACCAACACAGATCGCCGACGAGCACCTGCGAGAAGCGGTGCCGACGGTGCTCGCCGCGGTGCCACCAGTGCGCCGGGCTGCCCGCGGGCAGGTACCCGGCCCCGAACCACCAACAGCCGGTGTCGTAGGTCGCCCGACGCCCGCGCCGGTACGCCCGCCGCGTCATCGCAGCGCCTCGCTGCCGCGGCACGGCTTGCCGCCGACGTAGTGAACCGGGAAGCGCCAGCCGGGCATCGAGACGGGCTGCCAGCGGCGTCGGCAGTAGCGGCAGATGATCGCGTCGCGGTGCCGCAGGCGGGCGATCAGGTAGGCGATCACAGCCACCACCGCCGGGTGCGCGGCGTGCGGCGCAGCATGTCCCAACCGCGCCCGGTCGCCGAGCCGCCGAGGAAGGCGACGACGGCCTGCCCGAGGTCGGTGCCGGGCACGACGAGCGCCAGCCCGAGCACGATCAGCCCGATGCACAGCAGCACCGCGCCGACCTCGCTGCGCAGGCGCAACTGCTCGGGCGTGAAGGTCGCCGCGGTGCTCATGCCGCCTCGCGATCGGCGTCGCTCTGCAACTCGATCAGTCGATCGAGCTTGTTGTCGATCGAGCGCAGCAGCGCGAGGAACTCGGCGACGGTCTTGCCGATGTCGAGGTTCTTCGGAAGTCCCATCATGGGTCGGGTGTTCCCTTCGTGGTTGTGGGTTATAGCGCGAGGCCGTTGCGCCGCAGTCGAGATACCTGATTGAGCACTGTTCGGTGATCGCTTGGCGAGCTTGCGATCTGGCCGACGAAGCGCCCGTCGAGGTAGACGGCGATATGACCGCTGCGCTTGTGTTCGACCGTACCGCCTGCCGCGACGATCCGGCTGACGAGTTCGCGGGTGTCCTTCGACCCGCAGCGGAAGCGGGCCATTACCGCGCCCTCGCAGCCAGCCAGCCGGTCAACTGCGCGACGATCTGGCCGACCTGCTCGGCGTCGAGCGCGGCCTCAAAGTCGGGCTGATCGAAGGCGGCGAAGGTCGACACGCTGACTTCGGGCAGCGTCGGGTCGGCCTCGATGATCACCGCCTCGCTGCCGGTCGGGTCTTTGGTCGTGTATGTGGTCGTGAAGACGTGCCGGGTCATGGGTCGGGTGTCCTTCGTGGTTGTGGTTGCGGTTAGGTGGTCAGCATGTCGTAGATCGCCTGCTCAGCAGGCGTCGGAACGTCGCACTCGACGGCGACGAATGACTCGGCGATCGCCTCGGGCACCGAGGTCACCGCGTAGCCGCTGACCGTGCCGGTCATCCCGGCGGCGAGCGCGTTGACCAACTCGGCGCGGGCCGAGTGGCCGGTCACGTTGTCGAGGACGTGCGCGTATTCATGCGCGGCGATGCCCTGCACCGCCGAGCAGTAGCGCCCGCGTGAGTAGCCGGTCGCGATCTCGGATGCGATCGCGGCGTCAAGCTCGGCGGGATAGGCGACGAAGTAGCTGTTGAGCACGATCGTCGCGCCTCGCGCCTGCGCGTAGGTGCCGGGATCGAGTGGCGCGGTGCCGACGTAGACATCGACGCCGTACTTGCCCGCGAGCCAGTCGGCGGCGGCGTAGAACTCGTCGTAGGCGTCGGCCTGCGCGGGCGGCGCTGTCGCCAGCCCTACAGCGACGCCGACCGCGCCGAGCGCGGCGGTGAGTGTGCGTTTCATGGTTCCTCGTTTCGTGGTTGTCGTGGTGGCCCGAGGCGGGCGGGTCACAGTTCGCGTTTCCACGCGCTGCGCCCGCCCTTGCCTCGACCCCGGCGGGCTTCGGCCCGGCGGTCGCGGTGCCGACGGGCGGCTGCGGCCTGAGCGGTGCGCCGCTCGGCGTGTGCTCGCCCGCCCTCGGCGGTCTTCGTGATCATGTCGACCCCTCTCAGATCGTCTTGTGCGGGAAGGTGAACAGGCAGGTTCCGGTGTAGTCGGGGCCGGTGTAGCGGCTGGTGACGCCGCGGCGCTCGATCTCGTCGGTGACCTTGAAGTAGGACGTGACCCCGGTGCGCTTGCGCTCGGTCGCGTAGACGAGGCTGATCTGCGCGAGCACCTCGTCGTGCGTGACGGTCTGGCCCGCGAAGACGGCCATGACGTTGTCGGCGGCGACGGCGGTGATCTGGCTCATGATTCTCGCTTCCCGGCGGGTCTTTCCCGCCTCACATGAATTAAGTTACCCGACCGAGTCGCACTTGTCAACTCGGTCGGGCAATCCGGTCAGATGTCGAAGGCCAGCGCCCCGGCGAGGTGGTCGAAGAAATGCAGGACGTCGCCGTTGCGGAAGTCGATCCTGACGAGGGTCGACTTGATCGCGGCCTGCTCGGTCTTCGGCGCGGTCTTGATCGCGTCGAGCACGTTGCCGAGCGCGATGCTGTTCTCGGTGCCCTGCGGGCCGAACTTCGTGAAGCGCACCTCGCGGTCGAGTCCCTTCTCATCGACCAGCGTGTCGAGCCACTTTGCGAACGTCATTTCTGCCTTCCCCGGCGGGTCGATCCCGCCTCACACGAACGAAGTTACCCGACTGCGTCGGGCTTGTCAAGCCGCCCCGATGTACTCATCGGCGCGGCGCTGCGCAAGCTCGCGGGTCGGCTCGGACACGATCAGCACGCCGAGGGCATCGGTGCCCAGACCGCGGATGCGAAGCTGCCAGCGGTAGTCGTGCGGCTCGCTCGGGCGGTAGGTCAGCACTAGCTGATTCTCGTCATCGAGCGCGGCGGTGAAGTGCGTCAGCGACCCCTCGGGCTTCCAGCGCAGCACCGGGATACGGGCGACGGTCATGATCCCTCGCTTCTGTGTTGGCGACGCTTGATCGCGTCGAGGCTCTGGCATGTGGGCGTGTGGTCTTCGGTGTCGAGCGTGTTGCAGCAGCGCCGCAGCGAGCGCCGGGCGACCTCGGTCGGGACGGGTGCGCCGCAGATGACGCACGACGGCCAGCCGAAGCCGCCCGACGGGTCGGCGTAGTAGCAGCGGTGCTCGCCGACCCGCTCGGCGCTCACCGAGCCGCCGCCTCGACCGGGATCAGGCGCGGGTCGTAGCCCCACTGATCGTCGGTGATGCGGTACTGCACGCCGTCGACCTCGATGACGTCGCCCTCGGCGACGTTGTGGTCGGCGGCGGGCTTGCCGAGGTCGCCGTACTCGCGGGCTTGGATCACCGTCGGCACCGCCGACAGCATCGCGCCCTCGTTGGGGAACACCCGCACGACGTAGGGCTGATGCGGGCTGTACTGCTGGTGCCGGAACGCGCCGCGCAGCGTGACATCCTCGGCCCCGCGGTAGTAGCCCTTGTCGGTAGTGGTGATGCTGATCATGGCCTTCGGCCCCTTCCCGGCGGGTATTTCCCGCCTCACACGAATGAAGTTACCCGACTGCGTCGGCTTTGTCAACACGAACGCCCCGGCAGTTTCGCCGGGGCGTCGTGGCCGAACGCGATCAGTAGTTGCGCTTCGGCTCGTTGAACGCTTCCTCGACCTTCATCAGGGCGTCGAGGTGCGGCTGCGTGTCGCGCAGGTGGTTCCAGTGCGCCTCGGACTCGCGCACCTGCCGCTTGAAGCTGCGCTCGATCGGGCCGTCGAGCCGGTCGAGGATCGCGGGCACCGTCTCGCCGGTCGTCTCGGCGATCGCGGCGAGGCACTTCTCGATGCCCTTGACCCACTCGCCCGCGCTCGGGTGCTCGGGGCCGTACCAGCGCAGCGACACCGACTCGCGCATGATGACCCGCTCGGCACTCTTGACGGTACGAACGTCGCCGTAGTCGACGCGGATAGGACTGACCAGCTTGACGGTTCCGGTGCTCTTGCTCATTTCTGCCTTCCTCGGCGGGTCCATCCCGCCTCAACACAGACGAAGTTACCCGACTGCGTCGCACTTGTCAAGCGATCGGCCCGAAGACGATCGCGACCGCCGCGATCAGGCCGAAGCTGCTCAGCAGCACCGTGCCCGAGACGAACTCGACGCGGCTGCCGGGCCGGGCCGCGGCGAGCACCAGCGTCGCCGCGAGGGCGACGACGCCGATGATCAGCACGGCCCACATCGGGCGGGTCATGACCGCTCGGGCGAGCGGCCATAGGTGCCGCCGCTCTGGTAGTAGCGGTCGATCGCGACGCTGAGCTTGTTGATCGTGCCCTGCATCAGCCGAGCGGCCTCAAGGGCGTCGTCGCTGCCGTCGGCCCGCAGCACGACCTGCGCCTGCGCGAGGCGCTGCCGGTTGCGCGTGGCCCGCTGCACGGCGGTCTTCGTTGCGATGATCACGGCTCGATCACCTCAAACTCGCGCCGGAACAGGCACAGCCGCTTGCCGTAGGCGAACAGGATGCAGTAGGTGCCCGAGGTCGGCGTCAGGCCGGGCAGAACGGCGGTGATCTGGCCGCGCCGCCCGTCAGCAACCACGACGTCGCCGCGGAACGCCTCGCAGGTCTTGCCGCCGCCGTCGGCGAGGCGGGCGTCGATCGCCGCCTGCGCGGCCTGCTGGCCGTCCCACTTCGCGTCGCGGTGACTCGGCCCCTCGACGCCGGGGCCGCTGACGGTCCAGAACTTGCCGGATAGCTCGCTGCGCTTCACGGTGTACGGCCCGGCCAGATATGCACCCGTCTGCGGGTGCCGCTTCCACTTCATCGAACAACCTCAATCTCGGCCTCGGGCCGGTAGTGGGACATGCCGCCTTCGGTGAAGACGGTCGTGTAGTGCGTGCGACCGCCGGGGATGACGATCGTCACGACCTTCCCGGCGAGCACGTCGCCGGGCAGGACATCATCGGCTCGCACGATGACCGGGGCGCTCATCGCGCACCGGCCTTCGCATGAGCCTCGGCGAGGGCGGCGTCGACCCACAGCGACGCATCGGCCCACCGCTGAGCCTCGGCGTCGAGGGCCGTCTCGCCGCAGCGCAGCGCCTCGGCCTCGGCGATCGCCTCGCGCTCAAGGCGGCAGTAGTAGCCATTGCAGTGCGGCTGCAACTCGCCGAGTTCGGCGCAGATGTGGTAGTCGTCGGCGGCGGGGTCGTAGGCCATGATCTCGATCCTTCCTCGGCGGGTCCATCCCGCCTCACACGAACTAATTTACCCGACTGCGTCGCACTTGTCAAGCGGGCCGGTCAGCACCGCTCGGCCTGCGCGATCGCGTCGCGAGCGGCGGCGAGCAGTTCGTCGCACACCTCGGGCGTGTCGGTGAACAACTCGGCGCGGTCGAGCATGTCGCTCGCGTAGGCGAGCAGGCGCTCGCGCCGATCGGCCAACTGCACGCGAGCCTCGGCGGCGTTGCGGGCGGTCAGGCGGGGGAGGGCGAGCGTGGCGGTCATGGTGACCCCTTTCCGGCGGGTATTTCCCGCCTCACATGAATTAAGTTACCCGACGGCGTCGTAGTTGTCAAGCGACGCCGCCGGGCCGGTCGTCAGGCGCTCAGAAGCTGCTCGGCCTCGTAGATCGTCAGCAGCGCCTGCGCCTCGATCTTGCCCTCGCGCAGCGTGTGCGCGTAGGTCTGGCCGATGACCCGGCGGTCGCCGATGATCTGGCCGTCGAGCTTGTGCGACACGAAGATGTGCCAGTCGAGATAGCCCGAGGCTTCCTCGATCTTGTCGATCTCGATGTGGTAGTCGGTGGTGTCGCCGACGTAGCTGCCCTTGCTGACCTTGCGGTAGGTGACCTTCATGATTCTCGCTTCCCGGCGGGTACTTCCCGCCTCACACAGACGAAGTTACCCGACGCTGTCGTAGTTGTCAAGTCATCGCGTCGGGTTACTCTGGCGAGC